TCATGGCACGTTATAACCTGCATGATTATCTGGATGATCAGCGTCACTGGCTTGCTGTTTGGCAGGATCACCTTGAGAAGCTGGTTGGTCAGCCTCTGGTTTGATCCCCACGTTATCTTCCCAGGCCAGCAGGTCTGAAAGTCTCCACCTTTTAGGGCTGCCATTTATTTTAGGCTGCGGGAATGGCTGAGCAAAGTAAGAGGGCATCCGGGATGGGGTGCTCCAGAAATAGAGTGTGCTGCGCGATATTTTGTATCTGGACAGAACGTCATCGGTTATCAAAATTTCATCTGATTTATGAGATGTATTAGTCATAAAAACCCCTTAGTTACATTGTCCAGGCAGATGGTGTAGCCGGCGCGCGCAGCTCATGGCTGTGGCCACATAGCTACTTTTTCTGTTAACAACTTCTACAGTGATCTTTGAGCCTTGAACCACCACCGTATAAGTTCTTTTCGTTTTCTGTCGCCCGTAGGCTCCATAAAGCTCAACGTGTTTTGCCAGTGCCGCATCGCACGCCTGGCGGCCCAGCGGTGATTGCTTGCTTCGGTTAATCAGTCGCATATTCACCTCACACAAAAACATCAACTGGATCGCCAGCTGCGCGCGCGTTGTCGTTCGCTTCCCGGCGGAGGCCGAGAACATAGCCAACGGGATCCCAACTGGACAGAATTGCATTGAGCTCTTTATGGCTGTGCCAGGTAGTCAGGCGCTTTTTAAGCTCGGTGGCGAAGGCGCGCACGTTAGCCCGGGTGGGGCCGGCCATCTTCATGCACAAGCACAAAGTCAGAAGCAGATCCGAATATTCGTCGGCGGCTGCGCGCAATGCTGCCGGGTCGATGCTGGCTTCCAGTTCGGGAAGGCGGTGTTTCAGGCTCATTTGGCACCTCCCTTACGACGAAGAGCCATTCTCAATCTGTTTTTCTCCAGTCTGGCTTTGCGTTGTGCGGGCGTTTCACGTTCGCGAGCGCGCGCATTAGATTCACGATTACGGCGGCGCCTGGCGTTGAGTGATTCGTCTTCGCTTCGTAAATGCATCCGAGGTTCCCCGTCCTTTGGCTCGGGCCACTGGCGCGCCTTATTTACCGCGAGCTTATCGATCATCGCCTGGGTAATCTGCTCGTCAGTGATACCGGCACGGCGTTGCGCATCCCACAACAGGAATTGCATATCAGCCCACTCGATCAGATCATGCGGCTTAGCGATGGTTTCCAGCACTTCTCTTCGTAGGTGCTTCAGTGGGCCGATCGGGCCGACATTCCCGAAGGTGGACTGTGACCACTCGGCGTGCTCGCGGCGTACCTGGTTGCGAGCAAATGAGAACTCCCCCATCAGCGCAGCCAATGCGATTTCAGTAATACGCAAATACATGGCTGCGCGGGACGGATTGCTGAATTCACCCTCTTTTAAAAACTTCGACATTTCCGCCACGTCAGCACGGCACACGGCGATTAATTGCTCATTAGTGAAGGTGGCGATATCAGTCATTCCAGGCCTCCAGCTCGTTCTGAATTTCTTCATCAATAGCTTCGTTGCAGGCAAACGTATCAAGAATGAGCTTTGCGTCTTTGCGATAGTGCTCCCGACGTTCGTCGTACCAGGCTGAGAAATCCGACGACCAACCCTTGATACCAAAATCAGCTCGGGCGTTATCTTCAGCCATTCGTTCAACCATGCAGTAAGCGGTGGTGAGTGCAGCTTCGCGGATATACCCGCGCAGATCGCGTTTACGCCAGTAGGGGTTAACTTTTGAATCGCAGAAAGGTTTGAATTCCACTTCCCAGCGACGTATGCATCGTGCATTCAGTGATTTGCTCATATCGTTACCGGGAGGGCGAACCCTCCCGCCTCCCTTAGCCCACGTATTCCGGTTTCATGTCGTCCAGGGTGATGCGGAACTGGTCATACAGTTCATCACCGAGGTGGCGTTTCGCGCCGTTGAGAATGCCTTCAGCTTTAGCGAACAGTTCGACGGCTTCCGGATTCCCCGGGTTAGGGAGTGAATTTATGGCAGCCTCAACTTTGTTTCTGGCATCAACCATGAAGTAGCGCTGCACTGCTTTACCTTTCAGTTCGGTGAAGAGAACAGTACCCAGCACAGCTTTCTCTTTATCCAGATCAGCTCTGATGGCTTTTGCCGCATCGACCGATTCGGCGCGTTCAATGCGATCACGGAAATCATCAGCAAGTGAATCAATGCTGATACCTGTAACCTGTTCGCTGGTGGTGGTGTCAGAGCTGCTTGTAATCTCAGCCACAGACATTCTTTGCGCCGGCGCCGGGTTTATTTCTCGCTCGGTCCTTTGTTCAACTTCATCCGGGCTGTAAACACCCAGGATGACTTCCGGGCAATACAGCCGCGCCCAGTATTTGACGCCCAGATAAGCGATCTGCTGTTTCGGGTTAGAAACCCACAAAGGAGAATTACGTGTGACGACTCCAGAGAGATAAAGTGGCTCCCCCCAGGTGATTTCTGATTCACCGCGCAGAATCGCGCCGACCTGGACGAATAACCCGATTTCGTCTTCATCAGTCCAGCCGCGCACCCGTTCTGTAACGCTGTATTTCCCATTTTTACCGTGTTTTTCCCTGGTAATTTCCTGCGTCCTTGTGCAACGTTCCCAGTCGCCGCCGTAGCGATAATGAAATCGACCGTTAATAGCGCTGGAACTGGCGATTACCGCGTTGACGAGCTGGGCTTCATATCCGAGCACGCCGTTTACCAGATGCGTTTTTTGCGCGACTGCATAGGGATTCATGCCCCACTGCATAGCCTGCATAACGATGGCCATGCAATCGGCTGGCTTACCTGCAAGGTGAGCTGGCACTGTCACTTGTGAATCAGCCATAAGGTTTGCGAAAGCAGTTAACTGACCGAGAGCCTGAACGTTAAAGATCGCGTTGCTAGCTGAAATGGTGTTTGGTGCCTGCTGTTCGGCTGTAACAATGTTAGTGTTTTCCATGACTGTTCCCCCTTATGCCTGTACGCGCAGCGCTTCGAGACGGCGCATATCAAAATCGTTAAGTTCTTCGGTGTAGTCTTCGGTAATCGGCGCCGGCCATTCGCCAGTGTCGAAACCGTTCGCGATGGCACGCATTGCTTTGCGATATTCCAGCATGCCGAGTTCCAGCAGTTCTTCGGATGCCTCGATGATGGCGATCCAGTGGTAGTTCTCGTCTTTGTTGACGAATATCCAGAAGAACTGGTCAAGGGCTGCGGTTTCGCAGTACATAGCCGCGCTCAGGTGGTAATCGCGCTCGATGATTTCCCGGTGCAGCTTCGCGCGCAGGCCTTCCTGCTTAATGTTCCACATGCTGATGGTTTTAAGGTCTGCACCGATGCGCAGGCCTCCCATGTCTATCTCAAGGTCAGGACGCACACGAACTTCCAGCCCGGTTTCCTCATCAATGCCGAAATAGCTCACCTCGACGGCCCGGCTCGGGTGCGTCAACAACTTGCCAGCGGTCGGGTGATTCAACAGTGCTTTCTGAATGGCCAGCGCCGTAGCCAGCTGCTGGCGGGTAACCAGCACTTTTCCTTCCGGGTTCTCGCGCCATGCATCCAGCAGCTCGTCGGCAAACACGGCATCCGGTTTTACCGATTTCACGGCCTGAATCAGATCGGCCTTTGTGCCAGAGACTTTCAGGGGCTGCGCCTTCTGTGCTTCCTGAGCAACCATGTCAGGATTAATAAGCGCCAGCTGTTCAAGTAAGGCATCGCGGCCACCGCTGGTTTTCACCTGGGCGGGCAGGGTGGCGTTGTATTCTTTGATGCAGGCCTTCATTGCGGTGGCGGTTTGCTTCTGACCGTCTTCAATGCGCTGGAACTCAGCAGGTAAAGACATATAACCCTGGCCGGTTTCTTCAACTGATGTACCCAAGGGAACCTGGGCGGGCAGGTTCGCGTTGTATTCCTCCAGAAATCTTTTGATGTCATCTGCGCTGAGTAAAACCGGAAGCCCGTTGTTGTATTCGTCGATAAATGCGCGGATCGTCGCCGTAGTGGTGAAGGCGCCTTCCGGGATTTCCGGCTCGATACTGAATTCTTTTTCCAGCTGATCAGGCTGCAGCGCCAGTGCATGCACCAGATTTCCCATATCCAGAACAGGGGATCGTACCTTCTGTATTGTTTTGGATACGTGGCGCGCCTCGAAATACATCAGCGATACCCGGGCATCTTTAACCATCGTGGAGCTGATGCCGTTAGCGGCGTGGTAGACCTCATTTGGCACGCCTTCATATCGACCAGGCTCGAAATACTCCGGCCATGATGGCGCTGCTTGTTCAGCATCTTCCTCTTCATCGCTATGAGCACTCTCGGAAACCTGGCTTTTCAGCACTTCGGCGGTAAGATCCGGGCAGCGTTCAGCCAGTATTTTGCTCATGTTCACGGCAATTGTTTGCGCAGGAGGCTCATCAGCGCCTTCGCCTGCTGATACCGCATTATCATTTTCGTCTTCGACCGGCTGAGCCGTTTCCATCTGCACATCGCTGGTGGTTCCCCCGGAATTAACTGGATGAAATTTTTCTTCTGCAGCGCGCTGGCGCGCTTGGTCCACGATAGAAAGTGCTGGTGCTGGCTGGCTATCCATCAGACCATCAATCGAAAAAACACCATTGCCCATGTTTGAAACTTCAGGCTGTTTGGGTTTGGTCAGGTCTTCGGTTATCCACTTCGGATCCGTGGGGTCACTGATACCTTCGACATATGCGCCGCGTTCGGCGGCCAGAACCTGATTAGCGTCAGGGCGTTTCTTTTGAGCTTCTTTCACCAGTTCGGTGCCAATTACCTGAAAGTCAGTTGGGAGAGTTTCTAGGTCAGGCACACCTTCATCTCCATCGATAGCCTTTTTCACAGCGTCCAGAGTGACAGCGGCAGATGAAACATGACCAGCTTTTTCAAGCGTCTCAGTAGAAGGGGCGTCATGCTTATGCTCGGTCAGGTTCGCATTGATATAGGTCTGCAGACTTACCGAGAAATGATGAATGTCGCTGGTGGCGCCACGAATAAGGGCAAAAATCGCGGCGCGGGAATAATCCAGGATGCCTGAAACCTTGCGCAGCGCTGCCGACCATTCCTTGAACGGACTTTCTTTCTTCTGAACGATCTCTTTGGCCCGGCGGTGAATTGATGCCGGGAAATTGTAGATATCGAAATCCATTGGCATTGTGGCCAGGGCTATTTCTACATCGAGCGTATCAAGGGTATGGGTGTAGTCAGGGTTGCGATCGGTTTTATTACCGCCGCCAGCATTAGTTCCTGCATCAGTTTTCAAAACCGAAGAAATGCAGTTACCGGCAGCCCATTCCCTGGTGAGAATGCCGCGGTCGATCGCGTTCGTGGCGAACCACAGCTTAGCAAACTGGATACGCTTACCGAGTTCATGCCGTTTCCCTTCCGGGAAGACTTTTTTATTGGCGCTGGTGAATTTCCAGAGCGCCGGCATATCGTATTTTTTGATTTCAGGGACATTCTCGGCGGCCAGAATCAGATCCTGGACGGCTGCGTTATCAGTGTCCATTTCAAGAGCTGACAGCTCCTGCCGGTGAGGCATGCTGATATGATAAACGTGACGTTCTTCGGCCATGTACTGCGCCAGCAGCTGCGCGCGAAAGGGGAGTTCGGCCACGTTAAAAAGCGCGCTGGAATCGTCCTGGTATTCATCACTACCGAAAGTTTCCACGGTCTCAGAGGTTACTCCTGCATCATCGATGTGATGATCCGCAGGCACCTGACCTGGCTTCAGAGCCCAGGTGCGACCATCGTCGCCGAGCTGGTAGCGTTCGCACCATGAGTAATCGAGAACACCTTCCGCCGGCAGGTCATTGAATACCGGGAAATCGGTGCGAATTGGTTTTTGATAGTCTTTGCCGCGGCCTGTTTCGATCCCAGCGTCTTCCAGATCGACGTCCAACTGCAGAAGGGCGCGAGCTTCTGATTTATTAGTGCGCCAGATTACGGCATCAGCTTTACCCGATTTTTGAGTCGCTTTTATCAGATAAAAATATTCCATGTGATAGCCTCTATTTTGGATGTAGAATCCCCCGGGCCATTGGTAGCGCCCATTTAGGGTGGTCATTGGTTTTGGTAATTTCCGGTGTAACTTTGGTCGGTGGCACCGGACGTACAGCCCGCTTCGGCGGGTTTACGTTAGCTCTCGTGCGCCATCTGGTCGTAAGAGGCGCAGCGTTCAGAGCAGTACTCTTTTTCTTTCCGTGCGAGCTGGTTCCCCTGGAGGTACAACAGGGTGCTCACCACTGGTTTTCCCTCGATCGCTTTACGGCAGTAACCGCATTTCTTCTGCATTCTTCCCCCTACATTTGCACCGTGAACCCGGCTGGATGCTCGTCCAGTACACCTTTCAGCGGATAACATTCAGCTTTCACGTGTTGCTCTTCTGCAGCTGCCTTGCAGTCATTCTCAGTGTCGTAAACGCCGAGCAGGACATCCTGATTACCGCCCGTCAGCATGCTTACGGTGAGAACCAGGGCAAACATCGTGCTCATGAAGGGTCTCCTTTTTGCGCGAGCATGTAGCACACCCGGCGGATGAACGCTGACAGCGGACTTAAACGAACAGCCTGCTGACGAGCGGGTTTGCGTGCGAAATCATTCATAGAAATATCTCCCTCAGTACGCTGAAAAGCGCGATCCAGATGAAGAGCCCGATAACTGCCGAAATGACTAGGGCCCTGATGCCGTGCTTGCTCATTTCAACCTCTGCCTTGTCGCCGGCCAGCGGAACGTTACTACCTACTGCGCATTGATATTTCCACCTCATCCCGGAATTCGTATGCTCCGGGCAGCTACTTCGTGGGCGTCCTGCCTTGGTGGGGTGTTGCTGGTAATAAGTAAAACATTGCTTTACTATTAAGTCAAGTTTAGATGAATTGATTTGTAAAGCATTGCTGTATCCGGCGATGGGTGCATGGCTTTAGTCGCGGTTTTCCGTATGTGTTATGCTCACCAAAACATCAATGAGGGCTAATGGTATGCGGTATGACGATGAGTTTTTCGCGAAGATGCACCCGCAAATAGCGCAGGTTATCGGGGTAGCGGTTATGCAGCTACTGGTTGAGAAGCAAGAGCCGTCAAGAGAGGCTCTGATAGAGATGATTCAGGTGTTGTGGCAGGAAGACCATGTCGATCTGGCTGTGGAATTGGCCCTTGACATTCTGTCGCTACCGAAAGAGTAGGGGCAATAAAACTCGACGCGTGGCCGGGCTACTGGCGCTGACAATACGGCAATATTTTTTCAATCGCTGATTGAATAAATGAAGGGCTATGAAAGTCAGGATCTTTCAACGGGTCACTGACATCAATACTGTTTTGCAGGGAGCGCTGATATTCACTCCAGAGTTCCGAAAGGTGTTTCTTGTTCTTGGGGCTGCAGATATCAATGAACGTATCAATCTCTCGCTGTGATATTGATACATTTCCGCCACCGGGAAACACTCCATTCTCAATAAGTCGCAATTGATCTCTTAATTTTTGTCTTATTATATCGCTTATTGCATTGAACTCTTTGCGTTTTTCCCCTTTTACTGCATATCTGTAGCTAAAGTAACCGCTTGCAGGAACTGCTGTGATAGATACAATCATTGCAATAGTTGCAACGATGTCGCTATAGCTCATGGAGGTTTTCCTATGTCTGGCTCTGATATCTTGGCCACAGTTGCCTTGATTATTTCAGTTACAAACCTCTCCGTAATTCTCTACGGGATATGGCGCTTACGTGATTAAACCGTTGTGATGATTATTCTTCATCGCCCTTAATCCTTCGCCCCATGTACTTGGCATACAGCTCATCGAGCTCTTTGAGACGGAGAGATACGATCCGCAACATGTTCTGCTGCTCATCTTCGGGCAATTGTCGATAGAGTTCTAGCAGACGTTGCTCGTCAGCTTTAAGCCCGTTTTTCTCCCCAACATCCTCACCTAACAACCATGGAACCGAAACTCCGACAGCATCGGCGATTGCCAATGCAGATTCTTTACTGATTCGTCCTGTTTTGAACCAGCCGGAGACTGCCTGCTTACTGACGCCAGCAATCCGGGACATCTCAGTTTTTGAGATCCCTTTTGCATTCAATTCTGTAAGCCTAGAGATCAGGCCTTCGGTCGGGGTTTTATCGCTCATGTTCTCATTGTAAATAATTGCTTTACTCCTTGATAGGCATGCTTAGGTTGACTGTAAAGTAAATTAATGCTTTACTTTGCGCTATCTAAGGAGGTCATATGACTGGTATCGAAAAAGCTATACAAAAGTCTGGTTCTGCAAGCGCGCTGGGTTTTGCTCTGGGCGTAACGAAAATGGCGGTTTCTTTTTGGCGCAAAAATGGAGTTCCATCCTCACGTGTAATCAAAATTTATGATGCGACCGGAGTAACGCCTCATGAGTTACGTCCAGATCTTTACCCCAACCCCACCGACGGCCTGCCGAAACAGGAAGGCTGACCATGCAAACACTTTCCTTTCAACAAAATACCGGATTCAACCCCGGCGCTCTGATAAAGCGAAATCAGGCGAAAGTGGCAGATCACGACGGCATTCGTTCTGCCGTTCGCGCCTGGGCTGCAGCTGAAGGTCAGGATGTTGTATCGGCGTACATCATCGATGAGTGGCGCCAGCAGGGCGGGGAAGAAATTGAATTTCCTGCGGACATCAGCCGCGCCCGACAGAAGCTTTTCCGTTACCTGGATAACGAGGTCGATTCTGAAAAGTATCGCGCGAATGTGCGTCTTCTGACGCCAGCCATCATGGCCGTCCTCCCGTTGGAATTTCGCCACCGTCTGTTGCCTGAAGACAATTTCATGTCCCGACTGGCACGGCTGGAGAAAGAGACCAGCGAAGCGAAGGTTGCCGTTGCCATGGGAGCTCCACGTCATCAAAAGCTGAAAGAACTGAGCGAGGGAATTGTCGAGATGTTCCGGGTTGACCCAGAACTAACGGCGCCACTGATGGCCATCGTCACTTCAATGCTGGGGGTTTTGTAATGTCGGGTATCAAAAAGGCGAAAGCCGCGGTGCTGTAACACCAACGGCTTTCAGGTGCAAAAACGAAGAGGTAATTGCGAGGTAAGTATGTCAGGAACAAAGACTGAGGTAAACGCCCAAGCGACCCATAAATGCTCCTTTTGCGGAGCGAGCAATATTGAGGTTGCAGGCGTTCTCATTGCCGGCCCCGGCGTATCCATCTGTCAAAAATGTGTCTTTCAGTGTGTTGATGTTGTCTTTCAACACGCAGAAAAGACCGATAAACCAACGTCATAAGTTCAGGGGTATCTATGCGTGACTATGCAACAGTCGCACCGCAATTCTGGCTGGGGAAAACAGGTCGGGAACTGCGGAAAAAAGGCGCTGAAGCGCAGGTGGTCTCGTTCTATCTGATGACCTCGCCACACGCAAACATGCTCGGGTTGTATTACCTGCCAATTCTTTACATCGCCCATGAAACAGGCTTGGGCTTGGAAGGGGCTTCTAAGGGGCTTAATAGGTCCATAGAAGCGGGGTTTTGTAGCTATGACGAGGACACAGAGATGGTCTGGGTGCATGAAATGGCCGCCTACCAGGTAGGCAAGGCATTAAAGCCAGGTGATAACCGTTGTGCGGGGGTCAGGAGTGAGTATGCATCACTTACAGAAAACCCTTTTCTTTCATTATTTTACGAGCGTTATAAGGATGATTTTCATCTGAATGTCAAACGCGAATCGTGCCCAACGCCAGAAGGGGCTTCGAAGGGGCTTCGAAGCCAAGATCAGGAACAGGATCAGGAACAAGAACAAGATAAAGATCTTTCGGGGCATGGCTCCGCCACCCCCCCAGATGGTGGATCCTCCGATGAAGCTCCATCTGAAAAGCCGAAAAGCAGTTACCCGGAGGAATTTGAACTGGCCTGGAGGGAATACCCAAAGCGCGCAGGAGGCAATAGCAAGGTCGATGCGTTCAAAGCCTGGACTGCCCGAATTAAATCAGGCGCAACAGCGCAGGAGCTTACCGATGGTGTTCGACGATATGCGGATTACGTCACTGCTGCCGGAAAACTCAACACTGAGTACGTGAAACAAGCGTCCACGTTTTTCGGTCCCTCAAAGCACTACGAGGAGTTGTGGAGCTTCGAAGTACCAATCGGTAAACGGGATCCGAACTCAATATCCCAGCCAGATAAATTAATTCCGAGTGGGTTCAGGGGGTAGTGATGAAAAATATGATTGGTACTGGTAGTGCGCTGGAGCGGCTGAAAAAACTCATCCCTCCGGGTGTAGAGCCTAAGTTTGGCAGTGTAGAGGAGTGGAGAACCTGGCAGGCCGAGGAAGGGCGCAAACGCTGCGAAGAACTGGAAAAACAAAACCAGCGTACCCGTGCTGAAAAAATATTCGGACGAGCGGGAATTCAAGATCTGCATCGGAGCTGCACGTTCGCAAATTACCAGGTGGCAGGAGATGGTCAGCGCCGGGCGCTCACGATGGCGAAAAGTTACGCACAGAACTTCGGTTCAGGGTTCGCCAGTTTCGTATTCAGCGGAGCGCCGGGAACCGGGAAAAACCATCTGGCGGCCGCAATCGGAAATCACCTGCTGGCTGGTGGTCGCTCTGTGCTGGTGGTGACTATTCCTGACCTGATGCTACGTGTTCGCGAGTGCTACGACGACGGGCAGTCAGAGGCTTCGCTTCTGGACGACCTTTGCCGGGTAGATCTGCTCATCCTGGACGAAGTAGGCATTCAGCGCGGCAGCAGCGGCGAAAAGGTCATTCTGAACCAGGTTATCGATCGCCGCCTGTCGTCGATGCGCCCGGTCGGCATCCTGACGAACCTGAACTACGAATCTCTGACGGACACCCTCGGCGCGCGCATTCTCGACCGTCTCCAGATGGACGGCGGCATGTGGGTGAACTTCGACTGGGATAGTTATCGCAAAAACGTCCGCCATCTGCGCGTCGTTAAGTGAGGAAAACATGGCTAGAGCATTTTCTGCTGTTGAGCGCCGGGAGTATGTCCGCGCAGTGATTCGGATCACCAGGCATCAGGGGCGACTTACGACCACCGAGGCAATGAAAAAACTGGGGCTGAGCCGCGCTACTGTCCAGCGGTATTTTTCCGAAGCAGAAGCGACTGGCGAGGTTGTCCGGCATGGTCGTTTGGGGCTGTTCCGCGATCAGCGGGCCGTCATCGACTTTGACATGAAGCGTTTTGGCCTGGTGCCGAAAGTTGCTGTTGGGATGAATTACAGCCTGCTTGGTTGCCCCGTATTCCAGCGTTTCCTCGATATTCAGGAAGTCATTTTTACCTGTACACCTGCATCGTCATCCCGGGAGGCCGTATGACAATCGTAAAAACCCATACCGGCACCGTGATCACCAAAGACGGTCCGCAGGTAAAAAAACTGCACCAGACAGAGCGGATGTGGGTCGTCGGCAAAAACGAGTTTTACCACAAAGAAACCGGGCGCCGTCACTTTGCAGAAAATACGCGCCGCCGGTTGTTGTTGGAAACGATTGAGGCGATAGGTGGTTCACATGACTGAACACGTCGAAAAATACACAAACAAGGCTATAGAAATCATTGCCGACTATATCCAGCGCACTAACAAGAAAAACGAGCAGTTGCAGGAAGCGAAGGTGCGCTTGGATAAAAAAATCGCTCTGTTCGCAGACGATGAGAACTGCAACACAAACAGGCTGATGTCCGTATTTTTACCAGCAATGACCAGCCATACCCGAGATGGCTTTTTCGAAGAGATAGCAGCGGCGTTAGAAGGGGCAGACAAATGAGCAACTCACTGCAAATTCTCTGCATTAAGGATACCGAAGGATACTGGACTGAAGGTGAAATGTATCCGGCCCGTATAGTTGCTGGCGGGTTTGTTCAAGTTGGCGACGATGACGATCTCAATGGCGAAGCCTGGAGCGCTGCACCAATGGAATATCGGGAAGATGGCTCGATCGTTTATCAGGTCGGCGGTATTGAGGGTGATGTGTTATTCGAGGAGGCCAGCCATGACTGATATCACCGAACTGACTAGTGTACAAAAAAACGCAAATATTCACCGTTTATCCATGCTCATTGCCTACGCACCTAACGATGAATTGCGGCAAATGGCTGTTGAAGTTGAGCATTACACGGATCAGCTCATAGAGGCGCTGGAGAAGGCGCAGCTGAGTATCGCCGAACTGGAGCGCGAACAGGAGCATCTTCGCCCGGTAGGTGTGATGAGCGAGAAAGCATTTCACCGTCTTGAAAACAGTGAATGTCGCTTTATTGCGTTGTGGCCGCGCCCTGGTATCTTTTTGCAGCGCAAGCGACCCGAGGACGGAGTGCTCGTTTATGCACGTACAGCTGCCGCCGCCGGCATCAAGGTGGAGGCTGAGTGATGGCACTGACACACGATGAGCTTTGCCAGATAGCCTATCAATTCCTCAAACGGAACGGCTTCAAAGTCTGCTTTCACGATCGCTTTGTCGCTGTCACCAGTACCGGTGAGCAGCCAGACGCGATGGGGTTCAGGAATTTCGCATCCTGCCTGATAGAGGCGAAGTGCTCCCGTGCAGACCTGCTTGCAGACAGGAAGAAGCGCTTCCGTCAGCGCCCGGAGCTTGGCATGGGTGACTGGCGATTCTTTATCAGCGAGCCGGGGATTATCTCTGTCGAAGACCTTCCGCCAGGCTGGGGGTTACTGCATGTAGTCAATGGAAAGGTTCGAAAGGTTCACGGATGGCCACAGGGAAACTGTTGCTGGGGAAACGCAGAGGATAAGCCATTCACCGGCAATAAGCAGGTCGAATGCGATTACATGCTGTCAGCACTGCGTCGGATGGAATTGAGAGGCCATCTAAATGAGATTTATGACGGCGTGATAGTTAACCGGGCAGCAGAAGGAGCCAACCAATGACCAGCAAATTAACCAGAGAGCAGCTTCACGAACGCGCTCGTGAAAACGTCAAAGCGCTGAAAATGGCATCACGACAGACAGCATTCGAAAGCGCACGCGAAGAAATATTGGCTGACCTGCAGCTTGCTGAACTGGCGCTGGCCGCAATGGACGGCGAGCCGGTGGCCGAAGTTTTATCTAACCGCCCAGGCAATGACACGTCGACAATTGACAGGGCGCTTCCTGTTGGCACCCAGCTCTATCGCCACGCGCAGCAGCCGGTAGTGCCGGAGGAAGCCACTTCGGACAGTATCGAGATTCTTGCCAGCGCCAGGCGTCGTGACCACGCTGTATTCCAGTGGGGTGAAGACCAACGAAATGCGGCCGCTGATTCCTGGAACGCCTGCCGCGCCACCATGCTCCAGGCTTCTCCTGTTTGCACATGCCCCAGCGGCGATGGTTCGCTGCGCTGGCCTTGTCCGGTGCATCCTGGCAACTCTCCGGCAATTCCGGATTCGGCACGCGACGCACTTGAAAAGGCTTTGGCTGCAATGGAATTCATGGGCGATACGTTGAATAACCTCGATGCTGTTTGTACTGAAGATGTTGAGCTTGTAGCTCCAGCATTTGACGCGGTTCGTAATGTGCTCGCAGCCGCCCAGCAGGAGTGAAAATGACTATAGCCATCGATCGACTTAAAGAAGTGACAAGGGACTTTGGCCGCAGGCATATCGCCTACCAGATGGCCAGGGAACTGCTGGCGATTTATAGCGGTAACGGCCCGTTAGTGTGGAATGTGTTGAGCGATTTCCCTCCTGAGGTGACTGGCAAATATCTTGTCATTACCAGTTATGGTGATATTCGAACCGCCTGCTATGACTGCGAATCAGGGGAATGGAGAGCTTCAGATGGCACCATTACCGGAGTTATCAAATGGATGGATTTACCAGCCTCCCCGCAGGAGGTGAGGTGATGGACTCTTCCCTGGAATACGCCTGCAAACGCCTGCAGGAACTGGAAAGCCTACTGCTGGTGGATGTGCCTGAAACAGTATGGCCAGCGGAAGTCAGTATGGTCTTCTCTCAGATCAAAAACGCCGGGACACTCCCGGCACACCACCAGCGCCGACTGCAGCACCATATCAACCGTATGTGGCTGGAAAAAATGCCGGTACCGTCAATTATCGCCGCGGCTGGTTCGCTGGCATGTGCCATGGAGAAATACGCGTGAAAGATAGCGAAATCATCGTTGATAACTTTGCTGGTGGCGGCGGCGCCTCGACGGGCATCGAGCTGGCGATTGGGCGTAGCGTGGACATCGCGATAAACCACGACCCAAACGCTGTAGCTATGCATACCACCAATCACCCGGGAACTCTGCACTATTGCGAGTCTGTTTATTCAGTGCGTCCAAAAGTAGCGACTGCCGGCCGCAGTGTTGGTTTGGCCTGGTTCTCGCCGGACTGCCGCCACTTTTCCAAAGCGAAAGGGGCTAAACCAGTTGAAAAAGCGATTCGTGGGCTGGCGTGGATCGTTATCCGCTGGGCGCTGGATGTTGGTCCGCGTGTAATGATGCTGGAGAACGTCGAAGAGTTTAAAACGTGGGGTCCACTGCTGGCGATTGAAATGCGTCCGGATCCGGACCGCATTGGCGAAACGTTCCTGGCATTCGTCGGTATGCTGACATCCGGAGTTCCTGCGGATCACCCTGCGTTGTTGGAATGTTGCGAGTTTCTGGAGTTGTCGCCGGATAGTGAACAGGCGAAACGCTTAGTTGCCGGCCTGGGCTATGTTGTCGATTTCCGTGAGCTGCGCGCCTGCGACTATGGCGCGCCGACCATCCGTAAGCGGTTCTTCATGGTTATGCGCCGGGACGGGCAACCAATAGTCTGGCCGGAAGCAACCCACGGGGATCCTAAATCACCGGCGGTGCTGGCCGGAAAACTGGCGCCATGGCGCACAGCTGCAGAATGCATTGATTGGTCAATCCCAGCTCCGTCGATTTTTGGCCGCAAAAAGCCGCTGGCGGAAAACACGCTCCGTCGCATTGCCCGGGGAATCCAGCGCTTTGTTATCGAAAGTGCTTCGCCGTTCATCGTGAAGTGCAATCACACAACGACACGCGGGAAATATGACTGTTTACGGGGGCAGGCACTGGACGATCCGCTGCAGACGATTACGAAAACCCACGGCTACGCAATCGCGGTACCTCATTTGACAAAATTCCGCACCGGCGCCACCGGGCAGCCAGTTACCGATCCGGTACCGACAGTGACCGCCGGAACGTCCAGGCGCCCGGGCGGGAATGGTCATGCGCTGGGGATTGTTGAGGCGGGCCTTGTCCCGTTCCTCGCTGGCAACGGTGGCAGCGAATACCAGGCAAAACCGCGCCCGCTTGATAAACCTGCTCACACCATCCTGAAAGAGTCACGAGCCTGCGTCGTCACTCCAGTTATCGCCCGGCAATTCGGCGCCAGCGTCGGCCACCGCGCAGACGAGCCAAGCGCTACGATTACCGCTGGAGGGGGAGGTAAATCTCAGTTGGTGTCAGCATTTCTGGCGAAACACTACGGGGGGAACTACCAGGGCGCCGGTATTGACCTGGGCGAACCCGCTCATTCAGTTACCACTGTCGATCATCATGCGCTGGTTACTGCTCAGATTGTTGGTGTTGGCGGTCGTGCTGGGCAGAGCAGGCCGCGAGACGTTAGCGAGCCACTACAGACCATGACGACAAAGGCTGATGCTGCAATGGTCACGTCCCACCTGATAAAACTCCGCGGCACCTGCCGTGATGGCCAGACAACTGACGAGCCGATGCCTACTATCACTGCCGGCGGGCAGCACGTAGGGGAGGTTAAAACGACTCTGGCGGTCGAGGACTATGACGAAGAGCGCGCGCAGCAGGTGCTGGCATTCCTGCAGAAATACTGCGGGGAGGATAGCACTGGGCTGGTGGATATCGGCGGGGTGACTTACCGCATTGTCGACATCGGCATGCGCATGCTGCAGCCACATGAGCTCTACCGGGCGCAGGGGTTCCCGGAGTGGTACATCATCGATCAGGATTACCGCGGTGTGAAGTATGCGAAGGATAAGCAGGTTGCGCGTTGTGGTAATGCGGTTCCTCCGCCTTTTGCTGAGGCGCTGGTGAGGGCTAATTTACCGGAGATGTGCCTGAAAAAAGACATTGCAGCATGATAAAACCCGCTTCGGCGGGTTTTTTAATATGGAAAAACATCAATCTAAACATAAGCATGGTGTTGGCAAAAAGTGCTGCAGAGGGGTTGAACATTTCCTGCAACCGGTATACTGTTTATTTGTACAGTATTCATGTGAGGTGCTAACCATGAAAGTTGAAGTCACAATTGATAAACATAAAAAACTCCCTGATGGCGCCATACCTGCGCTTGAGCAAGAATTGCTGCGCCGCTTGTCCCAGTCTTATGATGACTGCAAATTAACCATTCGACGCACAAGCAACGATGGTCTTAGCGTTTTGGGCGGCGCTGATGGCGATAAAAAACGCGTTGAGCAAATTCTGCAAGAGACGTGGGAAAGCGCGGACGACTGGTTTTACTGATTCACCTTTTGGTGGCTGGCATTTCCCAAAGCATCGCAATAAGCGGGTCCCTTTGATGCTGTCACCGGACTTTTTTTTTGCGTCTGTATGTCGCTCAGGGGGTAGTGTGAGTGATGGTATTGAGGTTCCTACTAATCATTCCTGGTACGATGTTGTCAGGAGATCAGATGGCGCCATTATTTGTAGCTTCCCGGCCGAAGGAAGGCATCTGATTTACAGGGTTAATGGCATAATTTCAATGCGACCTTTATTGCCTGAAGAAGAAATTTTTACTCTAAACGGATTTATGAAATTTGCGGAACGACTTGGCTACCGAGTTCTCCCACCTTCTGATAATATGAAATCAACGGCCTGAACAACCGTTACCTACTGCGCCACGGAGAGAAGCCATGGCGCAATTGCACTTAATAAAACAATCTCAAGGTATCCTGATCCCCGCGACGACGGAGACCAGTGATTTTCTGCAATCAAAATGCAAGCTCGGATCCGTTCTGGAAGCCGATTATAAGCTTGTCCGTAATCCGGCGTTTCACCGCCGTTACTTTGCTTTACTCAATCTCGGTTTTGAATATTGGGAACCTACCGGCGGGGCGATTTCGTCTAACGAGCGCAGGCTTATCACAGGTTACGCCAAATACCTTGCTGCATATGGCGGGAGTGAATCGGCGTTACTTGATGCCGCCGGGCAATATCTCGACCGAATAGCCGAGAAGCGATCTGGCTCTATCAGTATTTGCAAATCCTTCGATGCTTACCGGGCGTGGGTCATCGTAGAAGCTGGCCACTATGACGCCATACAGCTGCCGGACGGCACGCTGAAAAAACACCCTCGCAGCATTTCTTTCGCAAGCATGGACGAATGCGAATTCCAGGAACTGTACAAAGCATCGCTCGATGTTCTCTGGCGGTGGATCCTCTCTCGTTCATTCAACAGCCTGCAGGAAGCTGAGAACGCCGCCAACCAGCTTTTAAGCTTCGCGGGGTGATGCCGATGAAACACTCATGGTTTCACCATCTCGAATGCACAACGCAGCAGGCCGACGAATTGGTAGCGAAATATCGTCAGCGGGGCGTAAAGGTCGAACGAAGCTTAAACCCTGACTTTATGACATGGACCGTCAGCGCGCAGCTGGTGGAGGACAAAAATCCGCCTCGGCCAGACTCTCGCTGGCGCAACAGGATGTGGGGGTGAGTATGGCCAAGAAATCCCAACGACGCTGCAAAATCTGCCGGGAGAAATTCACTCCTGCATTCGAAAACCATCGCTGGTGCTGTCCTGAGCATGGCGCTGAATATGCCATGCAGGAACTCGATAAGAAACGCGCAACGCAGGCTCAGGCGAAAGCGAAGAAAGAACGGGCAGCCTGGCGCAAGCGCAAAGCAGCGGTGAAGCCTCTCCGGCACTGGGAAGATATGACCCAGCGTGTCGTTAACGACTATATCCGCGAGCGTGACCACGATCTGCCGTGCATCAGCTGCGGCACGTTCGGCACGGTTCAGTGGGAAGCTGGGCACTACCGCTCCCGCGGTAAAGCATCACACCTGCGCTACAACGAGGACAACATTCACAAGCAGTGCCATCACTGTAACGTGCAGTTATCAGGTAATCAGCAGCAGTACCGCGTCGCTCTGGTAGAGAAAATCGGCGCTGAGCGCGTCGAGACGCTCGAAAACAACAACACCCCTCACCGATACACCATCGAAGAACTGGAAGGCATCAGGCGCCATTACAGCGCGCTACGCCGTGCGCTCATAAAACAACGGGAGGCTGCATGAGCCGTGACATGCTAGAACTCATCCGCGATCGCTGGTGGAAGCTCCGCCTTTTCCGGTGCCGTGGAACTGTAATGACCGATTATCGAATTTTGAAAAACTTTGTCCGTATTTATCAGTCTCTGGGAGAAAAAGCATGAACCTCGAAAATACAGTTAAATACCACTTCGCGAAGTCTACGATGATCAGCGATTCTCCACGAGCGACGGCATCTGACTCATTAACCGGCACTGACATCATGGCAGCAATGGGCATGACCCAGGAACGTGCCGCGATGGGGTATAGCGCTTTCCTGGGCAAGATGGGCATAAGCAACAATGACCGGGATCGGGCTATCGGACTATTGGCTGAGTACGCGCTGACAAAATGCGATAAGGTTGCTGCGTTGCGAAATCTCTCGCCAAACGTAAAACCCCGGGTTATACGGATCCTCGCAGAGTACGCCTTTGAGGATTACTCCCGCAGTGCTTCCAGTAAAAAAACATGCGACTGCTGCAATGGGTCTGGATTCATCGACGCAGTGGCGTTCACCAATAAAGTAACGTATCCGGACGGCAAACCGCCGAAATGGGCCAAAGTTACAAAGGGGATCTATCCATCATACTGGGAGGAGGTAAAGTCGGTCCGGGAGCAGGTCCGGGTGCTTTGCCAAAAGTGCAAGGGAAAAGGGACTGTTAGCGCCGCCTGTAACGACTGCCACGGTCGGGGGAAGGTAGTGAACCAGGATGAGACGGAGAAGCAGGGAGTGCCTGTGATGGGTAACTGTAAACGCTGTGGCGGTCGCGGGTATGAGCGAATCCTCTCCACTGCTGTGCATAGGGCCATTTGCCAGATAACGGACGCCATCACTTTGGATACCTGGAAGAAATCGGTTAAACCGTTCTTCGATGTATTGATCACTAAATTCGATATAGAGGAGGCGTGGGCAGAGGCGCAACTCAAACAAATAACGCGGTGAGATATTTACTTTTCCCGAATTCGTGTTAATTTGTTCTAACGATGGGCATTGTATGTTCACCGTTGAAGAAAAAATTTAAAGCCTCGGCAAGTGCCGGGGCTTTTTCGTATCTGCAATCCGGTCAGGGCTCTTGGGTTGAGATGTGCTGCACGACACATTAACGCCCATGCGCGAGAGCCCTGAACCAGATTGAAGTTACTCAGCAATAATAAAACTGCATGTCATCATTTGCTTACATCTTATTGACCATAAAATTAACATCTTGTTAATCTATTCGTGTGGTGAATCCCCCTATGCGGAGGGGCGTCCAGTCAGTTACAGAACCTGTAAATGCAGCGCGGGCCATGCCGACTGGGGCATGCTCACCGGGAGGCACCCGGCACCACGCAATGCTACTAAGCTATTTGGTAGTGGGGTTGCTGTTTCGGCTTCTCCAGCTATGTTTAAAAGGCAGTAACGGAAAAAGCGAGCGCTCTCCTGGTAAATCGGTAGCTCGGACTATTAGGTACGTCTCGATCCGGTACAGAATCAGTATTGCCTACATTTCTGCCCGTTCCTCTGAGCGGGCTTTTTTTCGTCTGATTAAGGCACTTCAACTAACCAAAAACATTTAAGGGCTGCGCTAATACGTGGCCTTTTTCATTTCTGGCTCACGGATGACTCCTTTTAAGGCTTGTCGCTAAATCAGCCCGATGGGCCTGCCCCCTTTATTCACACAGCACCCCGTTAACCCGGAGGTGAAACTATGGCAAAGCATATGCAAGACAAAGAGAGCATGGCCGGAATCACCTGGCTGGCTCTGCTGATCATTGCTGGTTGGGGCGGCCTTGTCCGATTCCTGATGGATGTGAAGCAGGGCAAAGCAAAATGGAGCTGGATAAATGCTTTTGCGCAAATTGTGGTTTCGGCTTTTACCGGGGTCATTGGTGGGCTCATCAGCATTGAAGGTGGGCTGAGTATTTACATGATACTGGCCACTGCCGGTATCAGTGGTGCTATGGGTTCCGTAGCGCTCACGTATTTCTGGGAACGAATCACCGGAGTGAAAGCACAATGACAGCAGACCAGATTATCGAGGGGATCCTCGGCAAGGAGGGTGGTTATGTCGATCATCCGTCGGATAAAGGCGGGCCGACCCGCTGGGGCATCACGCAGACCACCGCCCGTGCACATGGCTACACCGGTGATATGCGGAACCTGCCCAGGGAAACAGCAAAGCAAATCCTGCTGAGCGATTACTGGACCGGCCCCCGGTTTGACCAGGTGGCAGCTCTATCTACGTTACTGGCAGATGAGCTTTGCGACACTGGCGTGAACATGGGGCCATCTGTAGCCAGTAAGTTTTTCCAGCGCTGGCTGACCGCAATGAATATGCGCGGAAAGCTGTATCCCGATCTGATTCCGGATGGCGCCATTGGTCCCCGAACCATCACCGCGCTTAAGGGATACCTTTCCGCCCGCGGGAAAGAGGGTGAACAGGTTCTGTTGCGTGCGCTGAACTGCAGCCAGGGTGCCAGATACCTCGAACTGGCGGAGGGCCGCGAAGCCAACGAGGATTTTCTCTACGGCTGGGTTAAGGAGCGTGTCCTGTGAAGATGATCATTTTCGCTTTGCTTGTGCTGGTGGCTGTGCTCGTTCTGTTACTTCTGCGCAAATATACCCGGCTGGAGTTCGTAGGGCATGCCAGCTTGCTGCTGAAAACGTGGTCTGTAAAGCTGGGAGCTATCGGCGCGCTGGTTGGTGTATGGGCGCAGTCGTTCCCGGATGCTGCGCTGCACGCCTGGGCGGTGCTGCCGCCGGATATCAAAAACATCCTGCCGCCAAACATCGTTGCGTTGATTAGCCCTGCGCTGGTGGTGCTGGCCGTACTATCGCAATACGTACGCCAGCCAGCATTGAAAGAAAAGGCCGACGAACTGAAGGAGCAGCAATGAGCTTTGAAATTATCGCGGGACTGGTGGTCGTCATCCTGGGTGCTATTGCTGGCGCGTTCGGCATTGGTCATGCTCGCGGGGCCAGTAAGGCGAAAGCCAAAGCTGATCAGCAACGTACCGAAGAGAACGCCGCTGCTACTGTCGCCGCGGCAGAACGCCGTGCTGAAGTCACGAAAGGGGCCAGCGATGTACAGGAAGACGTTAAGCGTATGGGCGATGACGATGTTGATCGGGAGTTGCGCGAAAAGTTTACCCGCCCCGGTAGTCGTTGACACGGCCTGCAGCTGGGTGCGGATCATCTACCTGACTGACCACGATATCGATGTGTTGGATAAGCAGACCAAGCGTGACATCCTGGCGCACAACAAAGCAGTGCAGGCGAATTGCTCGCAGCTCACAGAGAAGGGTTCCAGGTAATTCAGCTACAAACGCAGAACACTTTAGGTATTGAAATTTACATGGCCACATGAACAAAAAATCAGAATACGAGACAACAGAGCGCTGAAAAATGAAAAGTTGGTATCTAAGTCAGGTGCATTAAGGCACTATGGATTTTCAATTCCTTCTATCTAAGAAGCTGCCCATGACAAGAAATTCACTCCCTCTACTTCCGCATGGTTATCGATACGGTGACGAGCACTCTATTCACCCTCATTGTGATGGGGATTATTTAGCTCCGCAGGGATATGTTATCAAGTCCGTTAACCTTGTAGATGGGGTGGTTATTTATGTGCCCATCCAACGCTACATCAAGCATCTAGATCTTTGGGTTAATGCCGAAGGAACTGTCGAATAAATTGTTAGTTACCGGCCTCGTTCGGGAGAGCTGAGAATTGCCATCAAAAGACCAGCAGAGATGCCTGGTGCTCTGGTTGAATGTTCCGGCAAGTTGAAAATGATTGGTTCAATGAGCTCTTTCGATATTTAAATGCTTTCGATAACTTAAATGAAGCTATCACCACGTTATCACTGCCAGCCAACACCAAAACGGCAGTGGTCAGTTAAAAAGCAGAAAAGCCTCTCCCGGGTGGCTCCTGAGAGATTTTAGTTTTCTAACTGGTACCAACCAAAGGTCGCATTTTTTATGCGACCTTTTTTATTGTGCGTAACAGGCATCCGTAAGGAAACCGTTCAGCTTGTACACACGGCAAAGATAAATGCAAAAGCATCACAGAGGCTATTTTGTCGAATGGCTTCGATAATGCTCCCCACATCGCACAGAGGTAAAACATGTCAGAAATTACACCTGCAGAACAAATCCGCCTGACCATCATTAAGAAAGTTAACTACGACACCGCCGCGGCGAAGCTGGCCATTGACTGGGTTGGCGATAGCAATCTGAAAGCTGAGCTTTTTGCTGACTCTTTCGATCGTGTCTTCACTGAAAGTGAGATTGTCTCGAAGACCCGCAAGGCCATCCAGGAAGCGACCGAAGCGCTGGCGCTATTTGATACCGCGGCTGAGCAGGCCAGTTAAGGCATTACAGCAGGCATTCACTGAGTGCCTGTGATAATGCTAAATTATGCCCTGAATGAAAATGGGGTGATAAATGAAAATCGATCAGGAATATCTAAAGGGGCTGCTTATAGCGTTTGAAGATTCGAACGAGCCTCATACGAGTATTACTAGGCTTTTGGCGCTGGGGTTTGATCATCGAACTAACGAATTTCGCTTCCATATTCGGTTATTGCATGATCGTGGTTTGATTGGTCGCGTCGATGGTGAATATGGGATTGGGTATTTCAGCCCTGGCAGTGATGATCAAGATGACGAAGGTTTTTTTGACGAAGTGCCGTTGCGTCTAACTGCCTCTGGACATGATTTCCTGGAAGCAATTAGAAACAAAGAAGTGTGGGCAACTCTTAAAAGCGGATTTAAGGATGCCAGCATTGGAACGCTTGTGACGGTATCGAAAGAATTACTTAACCGTGCGTTAACTAAGCAACTAGATAAGTATTTTGATTAGCAATTCAATCATTTTCAAAGGCCGCCTTCGGGTGGCTTTTTTAATGGTTTCAACTACATACCAGATGCATGCATGGGCATGTCTCCACTCTTGCCAGCCCAGTAACCGATTTCGCTTCTCTCTCAGCCAATTCAAAGGTAGCTGCGCAAAGCTTCTGGTATCTACCGGTTGTGAAGCCTTTCTTTTTCGTCAGTCCAAGTAGCGGGTTGATTCTTTTACAATTAGCCCGATGAATCCTGGTAAAGCGTTCATCACTCTTGCTTGCCTTACCGCTGGCGGTTTTTAAGGTGTTGACGACATATCCATCAGGATTATCGCTAAGCCAATGACGATACGCAGATTCACTATCCGGTTGAAGTTCACTTCTGAATACCTTTACGCCCATACGATATCTCCGTGTTGTTTTTAATGAATTATAACAGGATTAACCCATGGCAAAACCGGACTGGGGCGAGCTTCAGCAACGGTTCCTGTCCGATCATTCCGCAACCGGCGTATCACCGAAGGATTGGTGTGAAGCGCAGGGACTGAATTACGCTACTGCCCGCCGATACATCAAGAAACCCACTGCGCAAACTGCGCAAAAACCTGCGCAGAAGAAATTGCGCACTGCGCAAAAGGAAAAGTGCGCAGAAGAGCTGGTGGAAGATGATGGACTCACCGATCAACAGCGTTTATTTGTCGCGGAATACCTGAAGGACAACAACGCCACGCAGGCCGCTATCCGTGCCGGGTACAGCAAGAAGACAGCGAATGAGCAGGGAGCAAGGCTGTTAGCAAAAGTTAGTATTGCGCAGGCCATTGCGCAGCAGCAGAAAGCATCCATTGTGCGCACGCTTGGCAGCGCTGATGAAGTGCTTGAGCAGATGTGGCGGCTGGCAACATTCGACGCCAACCAACTTTCTCAGTATCGCCGCGGGAGCTGCCGTTACTGCTGGGGCTTCGGTCACCAGTATCAATGGCGCGATGCGGTTGAGTTCGAAGAGAAGCTGGCTGAGGCTTTAGCGAAGAAAGGGAAAGAGCCAAACGACAGAGGCGGCTACGGTTACGACCATACCAGCTCGCCTAACCCGAAATGTCCTCGCTGTAATGGTGATGGCATCGGCCAGCCTTTCTTCGCCGATACGCGCAAGCTGGCGCCGGATGCTGCGCTTGCCTATTCCGGTGTGAAGCTTGGTAAGAATGGCGTTGAGATAACCGCCATCAGCCGTGAGCGCATGTACGAGGCGGTGATGAAACGTCTCGGCCTGGCTGACAGTGAGTTCGCCCAGCGTCTACAGCAGATTGAAATCGAGCGCCGGCAGCTGGAGATCGACAAGCTCCGTAAAGAGCTGGCCGCTGACCCGGAAGATGACGAACCAACGCCAGTTGCGATCAATATCAACGTAGTCGATGCGCGAGTGAGGGAAGAGGATGGCGATAGCTCCGACGCTTAACGTTCCCCAGGCTCGTTTTCTGGCTATGCAGCAGAAGTTCAAAGCCTATGTAGCTGGTTTTGGATCCGGTAAGACATGGGTTGGCTGCGGTGGAATATGCAAAGGGTTTTGGGAGTTCCCCAAAATAAACCAGGGCTACTTTGCCCCGACCTATCCTCAGATCCGCGATATCTTCTACCCCACGGTGGAAGAAGTTGCTCACGACTGGGGACTGAAAGTCAAAATCGTTGAAAGCAACAAAGAGGTCCATTTCTACAGTGGGCGCCAGTACCGCGGCACGACAATTTGTCGGTCGATGGAAAAGCCCGACACGATAGTAGGCTTTAAAATCGGCAATGCGCTGGTGGATGAACTCGACGTTCTGAAAGCGGATAAGGCGCGTCAGGCGTGGCGAAAAATAATCGCGCGTATGCGTTATAAAGTTGATGGTCTGCGTAATGGCATTGACGTGACTACCACACCTGAAGGATTTAAGTTCGTCTATAACCAGTTTGTTAAGGCTGTGAGGGAAAAGCCTGAACTAAGGTCGATGTATGGTCTGGTACAGGCTTCGACATTCGACAACGAAAAGAACCTGCCGGATGACTATATTCCTTCGCTTCTGGCGAGTTACCCGCCGGAATTGATCAAGGCATATCTGAACGGCCAGTTTACTAACCTGACCAGCGGCACCATTTATCATCAGTTCGACAGAGTGCTGAATAATTCCAGTGAGGAAGAGCAGCCAGGTGAAGCGCTGTATATCGGGATGGATTTCAACGTCGGGAAGATGGCCGGGATCGTCCATGTATTGCGGCTCGGCTTACCACACGCGGTAACAGAGATTATCAACGCTTACGATACGCCCGACATGATACGCATCATCAAGGAACGTTTCTGGCTGTATGCCGACGGTGACTACCGCAAGGTCCGCGAGATTTATATTTACCCGGATGCCTCTGGTGATTCCAGGAAGTCAAACAACGCCAGCAAAACAGATATTGAGCAGCTCCGGCAGGCCGGATTTAACGTCATCGTTGATGATGCTAACCCGCCGGTAAAGGACCGCATTAACTCCATGAACGCCATGTTCTGCAATGGTAATGGCGATCGCCGGTACAAGGTGAATGTGGCCCGTTGCCCGGTCTATGCCGACTGCCTGGAACAACAGGTGTGGGATAAAAATGGCGAGCCGGATAAAAAGAGCGATAACGATCACCCCAACGATGCTGCCGGTTACTTCATTGTGAAGCAATTCCCAATCGTTCGACCTGCATTCTCTATTTCACTGGACACGACATTCTGATGGCCAATAACGATATTACTTACGTTCGCCCTGAGGTCAGGGCGGCAATGCCCGTGTGGAAAAAAATTCGTGACGTGTGCAAAGGGGCTGATGCTGTAAAGGCCGCCGGGAATGAATACCTCCCTTTTCTGGATCCGTCCGATAAGTCTGCACGCAATAAAAAGCGCAATGCTGATTACATTCAGCGCGCCGTTTTCTACGCGATAACGGGCAATACAAAGGTGGGTTTACTGGGGCTGGCATTCAGAAAAGACCCGACCATGACCGCGCCGGATAAACTGAATTATCTTCGTGATAACGCCGATGGTGCTGGTGCCAGCATTTATCAGCAGTCCCAGCAGGTTACAGAAAATATTCTGGAGGCCGCGCGCGAGGGGCTTTATACGGATTATGCAGCTGAGACCGACGAGGCGATCATCCTTCGTTATCAGGCAGAAAGCATCATTAACTGGCGCACCAAACGCATCAATGGACGTGATCAACTGGTGCTGGTGGTTTTACGCGAATGCATGGAAAAGGAAGATGGTTTTGCGTACGAGGATGAAATCCAGTATCGCGAACTTGCCCTGGAGGACGGCAAGTTTATCTGCAGGGTGTGGCGAAAGTCGGCCGATGCAGGGTCTTTTTCTGTCGATTCTGAGTATCACCCGAAGCCTAAAGGTGAGGATTTTTGGGATGAGATCCCCTTTACCTTCGTTGGCGCACAAAATAACGATCCCAGCATCGACGAGTCGCCTTTAGCCGCCCTCGTTGAAATTAACCTTGGTCATTATCGAAATTCGGCGGATTACGAAGACAGCGTATTTTTCTGCGGTCAGGTTCAGCCGGTGATTTCCGGGCTTGATACCGCCTGGCGTGACTGGCTGCAGGATAAGGGAATTCGTGTCGGTTCTCGTTCTCCATTCCTGCTGCCGAAGGAGGGGAGTTTTACCTATGCTCAGGCGCAACCAAACACCCTGGCTAAAGAGGCGATGGACAGTAAGCGTGATTATTCTGTTCAGCTTGGCGCCCGGCTTATCGAGCAGAACGGCGCGGTTAAAACCGCCACGCAATCCAGCGGCGAGCAAACCGCATCCACATCGGTGCTCGGCATTTGCGTTTCCAATGTCTCGGAGGCCTATACGCTGGCGCTCGGCTGGTGCGCCAGATATCTCGGCATAAAAGGCGAGGAATACCGTTACAGCATCAATCAGGAGTTTATCGCCAAAGTCGCTGAATCCGGCATGGTAACGGCAATCGTCAATGCCTGGCAGTCCGGTGCGATTCGCGACACGGATATGGTCAGAGCTCTGCAGAGGCTTGACTTGATAGATCCTGCTGACGACCCTGAAACTGTCATTGACGCTATTCGTAACGGCGCGCCTAACCTGATTGGTGGCAATAATGGCAACGGCGAATGACAAACTGCAGGATGAATCCATAGCCCACGCTATATGGGTTAGTCGCTACAGCACCGGCGTTGCCAACAGGATGATAAAAGTTCTGAATGACAGCGACGCCGAACTTACCGCCAGGCTGCTGGTGGCTATCGATACGCTGGATCCCGAGAGCTTTACCGTTTCGCGTCTGGAAGCGTTACTGGTCAGTGTCAGGGCCATAAACAAGGATGCCATACAGTCCATGTATGCAGCCCTCTCTACCGAGCTGCGGGAGCTGGCGAAGCATGAGGCCAGTTTTCAGATGAGCCTCTTCCAGTTTGCCATTCCCGACGATGTTCTGGCTCTTCATCCACTGGTTGGCATCTCCCCGGATGCAGTTTATGCCGCGGCGATGGCGCGTCCATTTCAGGGGCGGTTGCTAAGCGAATGGGCCAGCAACCTCGAAGCTGATCGTATGGCGCGGATATCCAATACGGTGCGGCAGGGATTCCTGCTGGGCGATACGCAGGAGCAAATCGCAAAAAAGGTCCGTGGACATGCTAACCGCGGCTACCAGGATGGTGCGCTTCAGATGAGCCGGGCCAATGCGGCCAGCATAGCGAAAACGGCAGTAGGGCATCTTGCATCAACAGCAAGACAAAGCTTTGCGTTGGCGAACGACGACATTCTGAAGGGTAAGCAGTGGTTATCCACGTTGGATAACCGGACATCAAAAGATTGTCGGATCCGCGACCGCCTCAAGTACACGCTGGATAACAAACCTATAGGGCACAAGGTGCCTTATTTGCAGGGGCCCGGGAAAATCCACTTTTGCTGTCGGAGCACTGAAACTTACATCCTGAAATCGTCCGAGGAGTTGGGTATCAAAGTCGGCGAAATCAAGGATAGCTCGCGCGCCAGCATGGATGGACAGGTTCCGGCTGATACGAATTACCAGGACTGGTTCTCCCGGCAGTCGTTCACGCGACAGGCTGAGATTGTCGGAGAAACGCGCGCCAGGCTGATTCGTGATGGCGGCATGTCTCCCGATGAGCTCTACAACGACAGGGGCGAGTGGCTGACGCTTGACCAATTGCGCAACCTTGACGCGCAGGCGTTTAAGGATGCCAGAGTGTGATAGAGTAAATTCGTGGTGAATGCAGGATGCTGACCTGCGCGCCAAAGCGTCCCGTGAGAAACGGGCAAGCCGGAAACCAGACTCACTTCGGTGAGTCCCCGCCGTTCTGAAGTATCAGAATGCCGTGGCAGCACCGGCCACCACCCCTAATTGTATTGTCAGTGGCTAGGGTCGCTCCCGAAAAGCGGAATCGTCACCACCTACAACCAATAACCCGACAAGCAACGAGACGAGGTTGTTATGGATTCACAAAAACAAAGAGACCTTATTGCAAGCCTGTATGAAGAGCTGGTAATCGCAAGAGGGCTCATTAAAGAGATTTGCACAGTGCGAAGCATTGCAGAGCCAAAGTCTTCTTTGCAGAGAATGGATAAAGCCATTAAAGATGCAAAAGAATACATGCTAGAAAATAGCTAAATGAAGAGGTCGCCTTAGCGCGGCTTTTTTATTATCTGAAATTTACAACAGGCTGCCTAAGGGCGGCCTTTTTTATTGGGCCAGGCCCACAGTTACTATCCCAAGGGGACAACATGCTTATTCGTAACATGCTCATTAAATATTATTCGGCAGCTGGCAGCGAAGGTGGTGAAGGTGGCGGTTCCGGTGGTGGTGCGCCTGAGATTACGCCGGAAATCCAAAAGCTGATCGATGAGCAGGTCAGTGCTCAGGTTTCAGGCCTGAAAAATAAAAATAGTGAGTTACTCGGTAAGCTCAAAGAGTCCACTGAGTCGCTTAAGCGTTTTGAAGGTATCGATCCTGACGCGGTGAAAACTATTCTCCAGCGTTTCTCTGATGATGAAGAGGCGCAACTGATCGCCGCCGGGAAAATTGACGAGGTACTGGATAAACGCACTGAGCGGCTACGTGCTGATGTTGATAAGCAAATCAAAGCCGCTAATGAACGCGCTGAAAAGGCGGAAGCGTTCTCCAGCAAATTCCGTGATCGTGTCCTGGGTGATGCTATCCGCAGCGCAGCGCTTAAGGCTGGCGCGCTGCCAGAAGCATCCGACGATCTGATTCTTCGTGCTAAAGGCACATTCCAGCTCAACGACGAAGGCGAGGCCGTAGCAGTTGATGCAAATGGCGATGTTCTGTTCGGTAAAGACGGAAAAACTCCGCTCACCCCGGTTGAGTGGGCTGAATCTCTGAAAGAGACGGCCCCGCACCTGTTCCCGCGCGCCGAAGGCTCCGGGGCTGGTGGTCATAAACCCGGTGGCGGTGGCGGTAGTCTGAAACGTTCAGAAATGAGCTCAAGCGACAAAGCGGACTACATCCGCAAATATGGCCAGCAGGCCTATCTCAAATTGCCTAAGTAAGGACTAATCAATGCCTACGACCGTAAACAGTGACCTGATTATCTATGACGACCTCGCGCAGACTGCGTTTCTTGAGCGTCGCCAGGATAATCTGGAAGTCTTCAACGCCGCTTCAAACGGCGCAATCATTCTCGACAACGAACTGATCGAGGGTGATTTTCGCAAGCGCACCTTCTATAAAGTTGGTGGTTCTATCGAATCGCGAAACGTTAACTCCACCGACCCGGTAACGGGTAAAAAAATCGGTGCCGGCGAATCTGTCAGCGTCAAGGCGCCGTGGAAATACGGCCCGTATGAAACCACGGAGGAGGCGTTTAAACGTCGGGGTCGCGACGTTAGCGAATTCTCCGAGGTGATCGGCGTCGACGTCGCTGATGCAACGCTTGAAGGTTATATCAAGTATGCCCTACAGGGTCTTGTTGCAGCCATTGGCGCAAATGCTGACATGACGGTATCCGCGGATATTGCCACTGATGGTAAGAAAACGCTGACCCGTGGCCTGCGTAAATACGGCGATAAATTTAACCGTGTTGCGCTGTTCGTTATGCATTCCACGACCTATTTCGACATTGTTGATCAGGCTATCGACAACAAAATTTACGAAGAAGCTGGCGTGGTGGTTTATGGCGGACAGCCAGGCACGTTGGGTAAACCGGTGCTGGTAACTGACACCATGCCAGTTGATGCGATTCTGGGGCTGGTGGCCGGCGCGGTATCCGTAACGGAATCACAGGCTCCGGGCTTCCGTTCCTACGATATCAACGACCAGGAAAACCTTGCCATTGGCTATCGCGCAGAGGGTACGGTCAACGTTGAACTGTTGGGTTACAGCTGGGATGAGACGAAGGGCGCTAACCCTGACCTGACCAAAATCGGCACCGGCGCGAACTGGAAGAAACATTTCACCAGTAACAAATCCACTGCAGGCGTACTGATTAAGCTGGAAGCCCCTGCGGGGGAGTAACCCTGTCAGTGGATAAAACTTCCGCAACTGCTGACAGTACCGACGCGGTGACCGTTTCGCTCAAGTACACCAGAAATGGTGCAGGAGTCTCCGGGGCATCTGTGGCGTGGACGTCTACAGGCGGCACGCTAAGTGCTTCGACGTCACAGACAGGGTCTGCTGGTGGCTCGACGGTGAAACTCACCTCTCCTACGGCCGGCTCCTTCACGGTGACGGCTACCGTTGACGGTGTGGTGAAAACAACTGAAGCGATTGCGTTCACTGCTCCTGCGGGTGGTTAACCGACGGGGCGAAAGCCCCGTTTCTTTTGGTGAGGATCCGATGACCGTTTATATAACAATCCAGGACGTTGACGAGTTGCTGGGGGATACCTGGACTGCCGCCGACAAAAAGGGTAAAGCCGTGCTCCAGGCAAACACCTGGATGACGGCGCTTAACCTTCAGGATATCGACCCGGAGCATATTCCTGAAGAAATTAAGCAAGCCGGAGCGTTTATCGCTTCCGTAGCCGCTGCAGGCAATCTGTATCAGCAAAAAACAGATTCCGGCGTGGTGACGAGCAAAAGCGTTGAGGCCGACGATGTGAAGGTTTCCCGCACTTTTGCCGAGCTTTCAACCACCAGCACTGAATTACTCGATCCTGATTTGCAGCTGGCGCTGGATATGCTCAAACCGTGGATGATTAACCCTTTCCAGACGTTCTTTGTGAGGGCGTGATATGTCCGATTTGAAGGTGGTCCCATTTCAAAAGCCCAGCCATCACAACCTCGATAACGACCAGGTTATTCGCCTGCTGAAACAGGCTCTGGAGAGAGCCGAAAACGGCGGCTGCCACAGTGTCGCAGTGATACTGCTTGATGATGAGGGTAACGCGATTGATTGCTGGCATAACGGTGGACGCCCCTATGTGATGGTTGGCGCTATGGAGTCGCTTAAAACCGACTTTATCCATGCTCATATTGAGCGGCGGTAAGGGGGTAACATGCAAAATCCATATGTGCATTATGCCGGCGACGGGCTCGGTCCCCGCGATGTGTTTGTGAATGGAAACCCGATCAGACATGTCGTTTACGCAAACCAGGCAAAGGGTGTTGTAGAGTTTGCTCCGCTCCCGCTGCGGGTTAAGCGCAATGGCGAAATTTATACCCGCAAACTCCACGGTACAGTGATCGTTAAACCTCAGCAGCGTATTGGTGGGTGCAATGGGCATTCGTGACGAGCTGCAAACCGAAGTCGCCGCGGCATTCGATACCGACCTGCAGGATGCCGTTAAGGATTTCACTGGGTCATATACCGTTCGGGGTGCCTGGGACCCGGTGACGGAAACCGGCACTGAAACGCAGGTGACTTACTCGGGGCGTGGAGTACTGGCGCGCTATAAGCTGCGCCGTATCGATGGCGTTAACATTCTGCATGGTGATGTGAAGCTAACCGCACTGGTTAACGAGGTGACTGATAAGCCGGCCGTCGGGCATATCATCACCGCACCGGATCCGGTTACGGGTGAGCTTCAGCGCTACGAGGTCATCACCGCTTCTGCCGACTCTGCTGGCGCTGCGTACTCCATTCAACTGCGGAGGGCGTGATATGGCTAAGGGCTGGAACATTGACCCGGCGGCATTCGCCGGGCTGGTGGCAGAAGATGTCAAACTACGCCAGCGGACAATCGCCATTCAGCTGCTGAATGAAATCGTTCAGCGGTCGCCGGTAGGAAACCCGGAGCTGTGGGCCATTAACGCGACCGCGGTTCAGTACAACAAAGCTGTTGGGGAATGGAACGAATCTCTTTATGCCGATCCTGCCAACCTGACAAAGACAGGCCGTCTCAGAAAGAAAGTCCGTGTTAATGACAGCATGGATATCAGGCGGCCGGCTGAGTATCGCGCAGGAACCTTCAGGGCATCGCATTTCGTCAGCATCGGCGAACCTAATCATTCCGTCCCGACCGAACCGGATCCGCGCGGGACAATGACGTTTCTTAATGGCAAAAATATCATTGACCAGGCGCCAGCCTACTCGGTGATTTACATCCAGTCGAACCTGCCTTACTCCGTGCCTCTGGAGAATGGCCACTCAACACAGGCGCCGACAGGCGTCTATGCCGTCTCGTTTAATGGTGTTATTCAGGCCTACAAATGACCCTTACAGAAATCAGAAACGCTGTCATTTCCCGAATGGCGGCACAGACCGCTATTGCCTCTGATGCGGTGGATTATCCGAATGGCCCGGTATTTGACCCCAGTAACCGCGATATCTGGGCCCGACTAACCAACATTGCTGGGCAGGCTGGCGCAACCGAGATCGGGGACGGGCCGGTAGTCCACAGGACGGGCTTACTCATCATTCAGCTTTTTGTTCCGGTCGGTTCCGGGACGTTGCTTATCTCCCGAACGGCCGATCAGCTAACGGAGCTATTCGAGTTTAAGGATGACGGAAAGCTGAGTTATTTCGCTGTTTCTGCTGTGCCGGCGGGTGAGACCGATGGCTGGTTACAGCTCAATCTTCAAATTCCTTATCGCGCTCTGTAGCGCACAAAAAACAGGAGGCTCCTGTGAGCTCAGGTGCAAAAGTAGTAGCCGCGTTTATTCGCGAGACAACGCCAGGAATCACGCCTACAGCAGGGGCGTGGAACCTGCTGCGTCGTTCTTCATTTGGTCTGAAACCAACGCAGAACACCAACGACAATGACGAAATCGCTGGTGACCGCATGGCGCAAGGTGTTTCACGCGGCACAGTGGATGTCGGCGGCGATGTCGGCACGCGGTTTCGCTGGAACCAGCATGATGATTTTCTTGCCAGCTGCTTCGGTTCCGAATGGCTGAATAACGTGCTAACGATGGGTAATGGTCGCATTACGTTCTCCGTGGCGACTTTTGCCAGTGATGTGGGGATCGCCCAGATTGCCCGCGGTTGCCAGGTTGGCACCTTCCAGATGGAAATCCCGGCCGATGGTGATATCACTGCAACCATTACGTTTGCAGGGCTGGACTGGGAGACGAAGGGGGACGATACCAGCTATTTCACCGCGCCGGTGGATTTAGCGGGGGCGCTGCGTTACTCCTTTAAAGAGGTCACGAACATCCGGCTAAATGGTGTTGATGGCGGGACAGGTTTCTGCGTCGACACCTTCAACATCCAGTTCAACAACAATATGCAGACTCAGCGCTGCATTGGTACCGGTTCGGCGTTCGCCGGCGCAAACATTCCGACAACCTTTACCCCGTCAGGTCAAATCACGCTGTCATGGTCAAAGGCAGCCTGGGAGGTTTACAAAAAAACGTTCACCGGCGAAACGGTGCCGTTTAGCTTCTCCCTGGAGAATGCTGAAGGCTCCTATACCTTCGATTTCCCGGAAGTGCAGATCTCCGGCGACTGGCCGGATGCGGGGAGCACTGACATTGTTCAGGTTCAGCTGGATATCACCGCGGCCAATACTCCGCCGACGATTACGCGCGTGCCTAAAGTGCCGGCGACGGCAATCAGTGTTGCGCCAGCCACTTCAACTGGGGCCGTGGGTTCTACTGTGACGTTAACCGCCACGCTTACGCCAGCTGATTCAACTGATACCGTCCAGTGGACGTCATCGGATCCGACTATCGCCAGTGTGGTTTCTACAGGGCAGAAAACAGCGAAGGTCACGCGTAACGCAGCCGGTACTGCAATCATCACTGGTAAGGCTCGCACCTTTACCGCAACGTCTGAAATCACCGTTACCGCGCCTTAATTTACCTGGCCCGTTCTGCAGTCATCGCGGATCGGGCTTTTTTGGGAGTCTTTATGCTGATTATTTCTTCTCAAATTGATTTGAACGGAGAACGCTGGTTTTTCCCTTACAAAAAGCCAGCAGGAAGTAAAAAGAAATTCACGCCGGAAGACGAGGCGCTATTTAAACTCCGTCTGCTGGTGGCCAGTAGCGAGAATCCACAATACCGCTCACGCAATGCGCTGGTGCGGCGCCATATCGACAAAATGGACGCGAGCTACCAGGTCGGTACGAATGCTTTCGATCTCGCCAGTGTGGGCGAGATTGACTCGGTTGATGATCTTCTCATCGACAATTGCGCGCGCTTTCTTCTGAAAGACTGGGAAGGCGTGGGGGAGCTGGTGGATGGTGCGGAGACGGCGGTAGCGTATACACCGGAGCGTGGTGTTGCGTTACTGAAGCAAAACCCCTCTCTGTACTGGCTTATTCTGGCTGAGGCGGCGAATATTGCTCAGGGTAAGGAGCAGCAGACTCAGGAAACCGTAAAAAAGCCATAGAGGCCCAAAAGTGGCTAAAGGAATTCGCTGGCGAGCAGGGCGAGAAAGCAAAGTGGCGCAGGGAGAAACTAAATCTCCCGCCCATTCCGGAGCCTGAAATTGATGCGGTCACTGGGGAGATCCTCAACGCTTACGCCATGATATCGCGCGGCAGGAAGTATGCCGGCATGGCCGGAGTGCCGCTCCCTCTATCCCTGAATGATATTGAGCTTTACCTGGCATCGCGCACCATCCTGATCGACCGCATTGAGTTTGACGCAGCGATACTGGCTCTTGATGATGCCTGGAGGGCTGAGTGGGCAGAGGCACAGAAACGTGCAGCAGATAAGAAAGGAAGCACCTGACCTACCATTAATGGTGGTCCATGCTACTAAAAGTCGATGATAGGATGTTTCCGATTGCAATCAAAGGAAACATATAATGAAAAAAGTCATCGCCTTGGCGCTTGGAGCGCTGTTACTTTCTGGTTGTACAGTGCGTGTTGCAGATTTGACTGTGGCGAGCACTAAAAATTACAACCTCAATGGGGGTAAGTTCTATAAAGGGAAACGTGTAACAGCAGAAGATAGCTATCCGGTTATCATCTTCCCTCTTGGCATCCCGAACGTTAAAACAGCCGCTGATCGAGCGATTGAAAAAGATCGCTGTGCAGTTGGTCTGTCTGACGTAGTTGTCACTCAACTTAACCACTCCTTCCTGTTCGGTAAGATTGGTCTGCGTGTTGAGGGTAATCTTGTGATTGACCGCAGCCTGCCGGGTTGTGAGAACGCAAGCTGATTGATAAAGCCACCATCGGGTGGCTTTTTAATTGATGGGGTAGACAAGTGAAGATTATTGGATACTTAGCGATTGTAATAGGGGTGATCTTTGCTGTATCGGCGCTATTTATGGATGTGACAGTAGCGACAAGCGGTGGCTATAGGGTTAACAATCTTGGATTAATGTCATCGCGCCAAAATTACATGATATTTGGAGGTTTCGTAGCCATCGCAGGTATCATTATTGCTCTGGTGGGAGATAAGCTAAAAGCGTCCGGAACTTCAGTCAAATGCCCTTACTGCGCAGAATTAATAAATTCCGAAGCGGTGAAGTGCAAGCATTGCGGGAGTGATGTAACTCCTTCGAAGATAATAGCTAAAACTGACAATACTGGAGCTAGTGATAGGCTGGCTGATGTCAATGTAAAGTTAATCGCTGGAATTGCAATTACTGTCTTTGCGGTGATTATCGTAGCAATAATGTTTTACCGCCAATGAAGTAAAGACCCGACAGTTTCAAAAAGTTCCAACCTCGCTTTGGCGGGGTTTTTTATTGCCCGGAGAAAAGCACGTGACAGAACAAACCTCCCGCCTGGCCATTATTATTGACAGCTCTGGGGCAGAAAAGCAGGCTGACAATCTCGCAACTGCACTTGTAAAAATGACGCAGGCAGGTGAACGTGCTGCCACCAGTGCAGGGAAAGTGACAAAGGCCACTGATGAAGAAAAACAGTCCCTTTCTGAACTTTTAGATCGTATCGACCCGGTAAACGCCGCCCTGAACAAACTGGATAAACAACAGCAGGATCTTGCGAAATTCAAATCCAAGGGGATGGTAGATACCGATACATTCGATCTTTATTCAAAGAAAATTGAGGAAACACGAAACAGACTAACAGGATTTCGCGACGACCTTGGTAATACCGGCCAATCCGCCGCCCAGACTGCCTATGCCATGCGCATGATCCCGGCTCAGATGACAGATATTGTTGTCGGCTTATCCACCGGTCAGTCTCCGTTCATGGTGCTGATGCAGCAGGGCGGGCAGTTGAAAGATATGTTCGGGGGTATTATTCCTGCAATTAAAGGTGTATCCACCTACGTCATGGGGTTGGTAAATCCATTTACAGTAGCTGCGGGGGCAGTTGGTCTTCTCACTTATGCTGTTTATCAAAATCGGCTGGACATTGAAGCGGCAACAAAAATTGCTACAGAGTCGCTTGGCACTAACGGTGATGCTGCCGAGCGTCTTGCACTTAATATGGTTGCGATATCCGATAAGACGGGGCTGGCGATCGATGACGTCGGTAATATGTTTATCACTACGAATGACGGTGCCAGCGAGGCAGTAAATAAATTAATTGATGTGGGGTTTAGTTACGATGAAGCACGACAAAAAGTCTCACAATATAAAGATTCGGCTAATTTTACGGCTCTGAATGCAGATATTGATATGCATCGTCGAGAGATCCTGAAAATAGGCGACTCATGGACGGCTGCGGCTATAAAGGTCAAAAATTATTACACAGCAGCCGACAAAGGTAAGCAGAATGTTGCCCTTGGTGGTGCAATAGACCCCACAATGAGATTTATCGGCCAGGCTATCGACCTGCAATCAACGATGAATGTTTTGACCATTCAGGGTAATAAAGCTGTTGCAGAGTCTGTTGACTGGATTAATAAGGAGTATCTGGCGGCAGACAGAGTTGCCGGTGCAGAAGCTCGGTTAAAGGAGGCAAGAGAGCAGTCCAGAAAAATTGCTTTCTCAGGAAATAAAGAAGCCATCGAACAGGCAAATGCGCTAATTGCTGTACGAGAAAAGGAACTTGAGCAGGCTAAAAAGGCTGGACAGCCTAAGACCCACAAAGGAAAAGCCTATACAGAGGACGCAGCAACCCGGCTGCTTGATCAGATAAACCAGCAGACTGCTGCCATGCAGTCCCAACTAGATGCCAGTGACAAGCTTAACAGCGCGACACAGGCGCGGATTAAATTCGAACAGCAAATTGCTGACCTCAAGTCTAAAACGCAGCTCACCGCGGATCAGAAGTCTATTTTTTCGCGTTCACAGGAAATCCTTCAGGCTTACAAAAATCAGGAAGCACTGCAAAACTCCGTAAAAACCCTGGATGATTACCGGAAAATGCAGGAACAGGTAAAGACGAAGGATGAGCGGACCAACGATCTGCTTAAAACCCGTCTTGAACTGCTGGAGAAAGCCAAAGCAACCGGGCAACTTAAACCCGGTGAATATGAAAAAACGCGGGCAGATATTTATCAAAACACCGATATGCAACTGCCCGCGACGGTTCGTAATGTTGTAGGAAACCTGACACCCACAGGAGGGCGACTCTCTGGAACTTTTGAGGGGATGCAGGGGCAAATCAACGAATATGACCAGGCTCAGCAAGAGCTCCAGCGCTGGCTGGCAGCTCAGGAGGAAGCTTATGCGAAGGCCGGTGAAATAACTGCCGAGGGTGAGGCCAGAATGACCTCTATTCGTCAACGTGCGGCGGATGCAAATCAGGTCATAGAGGCTCAGAAAAACACCATCATATCTGCGGCCACGCAGTCCTTGTTTGACAGTACCGCCGACATCATGCGAACGGGGTTTGGTGAGCAATCGGCAATCTACAAGGTCGCTTTTGCTGCGAGCAAGGCATTCGCTATCGCGGACTCGATGGTGAAAATCCAGCAGGCTATAGCAAGCGGTGCAGTAAGCGCGCCTTATCCGGCCAACATCATCGCTATGGCCTCAATCGCTGCGCAGACCGCCAGTATCGTCTCAAATATTCAGGCTGTTTCAGGCGTTGGCTTCGCCTCCGGCGGTTACACAGGCCCCGGTGGTAAGTATCAGCCCGCGGGTATTGTTCACAAAGGAGAGTATGTCTTCGACCAGGCGTCAACGAACCGGATCGGCGTGTCTCAGCTTGAGGCACTTCGAAATGGCCAACCGCTTGATGCAACTCTGGGGCGCACAGGGTTTGGTACTGGTGTTCAGAACGTTAACAGCGATAACCGTAGGCAAACAACTGTACACGCGCCGATTAATCAGGAGTTTCATCTCCAGGGTATTACTCCGGAGCAGTTGAGCGCTACACTCAATCAGAATAATCGACAGCTTTCCAGGCAGTTAAAAGGTGAACTCACAAAAGAGGTTACCATGCCACAAGGGGCTTTTGGCAACGCTCTAAAAGGAAACTATACACGACACGGTCCTAGGTAAGCTAAACTGCATTAGCTGAGACTTGATTAGGTAGGTAAGTCTAACAATCTGAGTAGGTGCAAGAAAACACAAGGATCTTATTAATGGAAGCGTTGTTAACATTTACATTTAAAGACTTTATAGCTTTTATGATTCCTCTTTTTATTGGCGGACTTATCTTCAATAGGAGACGTAAACGTAAGGAGGTCCGAGTGAAGCTTTCATTTCTTTGGCTTGTTTTGATAGTCGGTGGAATTCTTGAAATATGCGATGACATCTACACAACTTATTCCTATAGGCATAATCACTTATATAATAATGATACGCTTACAACCGTGTTTAACTATGATTTTTCAAAAATTGTTTTTTGTGGGATTTTGATTTTTGTTTCTATTGCGCTTCTTCTTCAGGAGTTGCTTTTAAACAAGCAGTCACATTGACGTATATTGCCTGTCGGCACATTGCCTTTTTTTATTTTGATATGGGGCTGTGCCGAAACAATGTAAGCTCCCACTAAAGCCAATGAAATTAATGTATTGATAATGCTGTTTTTATTTATTTTAGCTCTTAAGGTGAGTTGATAAATATATCACCTTGTGTGTTTGTGTCGATTTAATAAGATTTTTATCTTCATTAATCTGAACCAAAAAATCAGAGATTTCTTCGATTCCATCGTGCTTTATTCTGAAATGAATACCCTCCTGAGGTTAATGGTGAAATTTTATTCGAGATACTTTACCGGGAGACTGCATGACTGATATCTACTACCCACATGACTATCTTCCAATGCCACTGCAGGAAGGATACGGATTCCAGCCTGTAAGCCCGTTAAAACGAACACAGTTAACCACCGGCCGCGCGCGGCAAAGGCGAGCTTATACGTCCACGCCGACGCAGGCCAGCATCACCTGGTTTATGGAAACCGATGCGCAGGGACTGGCGTTTGAGTCCTGGTTCCGTGATGCGTTATCTGACGGGGCTGCATGGTTCATGATGAAGCTGCAGACGCCGGCAGGCATTAAGTTTTACAAATGCCGCTTTACAGATATTTATCAGGGACCGGTACTGGTGGCCCCGATTTACTGGAAGTACACAGCGACGCTTGAATTATGGGAACGCCCCCTTGCTCCTGCCCCATGGGGTAATTACCCGGAATGGATCGTCGGCAGCTCACTGCTGGATATTGCGCTGAATAAGGAGTGGCCCAAGGCTTGATTAAAACCGTTTCACCTTCATAATCACTTGTGTCGATTTGTGGGAAAGTCCTTCATGCCGCTCCGTAGACGGAGCGTGAAATAAAGCGCGGAATAGCGATCCTGCCGGTGAGGGTACACCCACATTCGACACCAATTTTTAAGGTCACCTTCGGGTGGCCTTTTTTATTGGGTAAAAATCATGACAATACTCAACCGCCTGTACGCCAGCAGCGGGCCGGAGGTGATCATTGAGACGCTGCAGATCACCATTGGTTCTGACGTCCATTATCTTTGCCAGGGCTACGAGGGTATTACGGCAACGACGGAGAACGGCGATACCGTAACGTTTACCGCCTGTGCGATAGACATTGCGCTGCCGGCGCGCAATGCGGACGGCACGCAGGACCTCAAATTTGCCTTGTGCAATATCGATGGTGTTGTGTCCACGGCGATCCGCTATGCGCTGGCTAACCGTCTGTCTGCATTGCTGACGTACCGGCGTTATATCTCCACGGATTTAGCGGCCCCTGCGGAAGTGCCGTATACGCTGAAAATCAAGTCTGGTTACTGGACGGCGACAGAGGCGCAGATTACCGCGGGTTATATGAATATCCTCGATACCGCCTGGCCACGTTACCGCTACACGCTACCTGTATTCCCCGGACTGCGTTATATCAGCTAAGGAATCCCAATGTTCAACCCTGATAAATACCGTTCTGTTAAATGGCAGAAGGGCGGTCGCTCTTTTCCAAAACTTGACTGCTTCGGCATTGTGAACGAGATACGCCGCGACCTGAATTTACCCGTCTGGCCCGATTTTGCCGGGGTCACCAAAGACGACGGCGGCCTCGACCGGGAAGCGCGCCGGATGATGCTTACCCTTGAGCGCTGCGAACCCTGCGAAGGGGCTGGGGTGGCCTGCTATTCCGGGTCGACCGTCACCCACGTAGGGATCGTGGTCAGTATCGGTGGCCTGCTGCATGTGGCGGAATGCAACCCAGGCACGAACGTCACCTTTCTGCCCTTGCCGCGGTTTAAGCGTCGATTTGTCAAAGTGGAGTTCTGGCGATGACCATTCGTTTTTACCCGTCCCGGCTTCCCGGTGAACCACTCGAAACGCATGAGCATGGTGTAACCAGTATTCGCAGCTGGCTGGTAGCAAATGTTGAAGGCTACGAGGATCGGGATGTCCCACCGCTTACCGTTGAGGTTGAGGGGCTGTTAATTCCTCCAGGTGAGTGGACCACCTGCGTGATTCGCCCTGATAGTGATGTCAGGCTTTATCCGGTTCCATTCGGGCTGGAGGCCGCCACAATCGCGTGGATCGGTATCGGTATCTCCGTTGCCGCTGCAGCCTATTCGCTTGTTTTGATGAGCACCATTGATACGGGCAGCTATACCTCATCCACAGGCCGCAGTCTCGACCTTAATCCCGCGAAAGCAAACAGTGCGAGGTTAGGTGACGCCATTCGTGAGGTGTTTGGCCGGGTGCGTATCTACCCTGATTATGTGGTCCAGCCTGTGACCCGGTTTGATGCCGCCGATCCTACGAAAATGCGCGTCCAGATGCTGCTGTGTCTCGGTGTCGGTGAACTGATTTATACCACTGGCGATATCAGGGTAGGCAGTACGCCAGCTTCAACGCTGCCGGGTTTCAGCGGCACCTATTTTCCGCCAGGCGCGGACGTTTCCGGCGATGAGCGCAGTGAAAACTGGGTCAACAGTACGGAGGTCGGAGGGACATCATCCGGCACCGGGCTGGACATGGCCCAGACGTCGCCGGACGCAGACGATATTATCGCAGACAGCATGACCGTATCCGGTTCGAGCGTAACGTTTACCGGGCTGGACACGGATGACGGCGATGACGACGACGAGAACGAAAACGCGCTACCGCCCAGCTGGGTCGCTGGCGCCGTGGTCGAACTTAAAGCCCCGGCGAACTACCAGATCACCACGGCGGCCGGATACAGCGTTATCGCAAGCCCGCTGCTGACGGAGATCGCGCCGGTAGTAGGTATGCCGGTAACGCTGGGGTTTAACTCAGTCGATTACGATCTGTTTATCGCGTCATATACCCCCGGTCAGGCTGCAGTGCCCGGCACCGGGGGGAGTGCGGCAAAACTCCAGGCCAGTGCGGCCCCGACCACCTACGATTTTTCGACCAGCTCCAGCACGTTCACAATCACCTGGCAGGGCACAACTTACACGGTGTCGCTGGTGGCTAACTACGTCTCGATGTCGGGACTGCTGGCGGCAATCACCGAGGGACTCACTGGCTCTGGCCTGGTTGCACAGGACAACGGCGGCACCATACTGATAACCGAGTCGGCCAGTCCGTTCGCGGGTGGGGCGATCACTTCCTCTGCGCTGCCTGCAGCTGCTTTCGGTGATGCCCCGGTTTACACCTCCGGCACGGCATCAACCGGCGGCAGCCCGGCAGTAACGGCAAATGTGACACTCGCCTATAACTCTGCCACGGGAACAGCCTTTTCCGGCATGCCGGAGGGGGTGCAACGGCTTTCACTTGCTCACCGCGGGAATGAGTACCGGATTGTGTCAGCTGACGGCACGACGGCGACGGTGGCGCGCCTGGTTAATGGTGCAGTTGATGAGTCATGGCCGGGATTCACCGCCCGGACGATGATCGACTATGAGGCTTCTGGCCTTAACGACACGCTGAGCTGGCTGGGGCCGTTCCTGGTTTGCCCTGAAAATGAGACCGTGGATATGTTCGAGGTGAATTTCTCTTTCCCGAACGGTATTTGCGGCTTTGACAGTAAGGGCAAAAAACGGATTCGCCACGTTGAGTGGGAGATTCAGTATCGCGTCTACGGTTCCGGTTCGGGGTGGGTGAGTCACCAGGGCGAGTATGCGCTGAAAAACGTCAACGGGTTAGGTTTCACTGAGCGGGTCACCCTCAGCTCACCAGGGCTGGTAGAGGTTCGCTGCCGTCGGCGCAATGAGCAGGGCTCAAACAACGCGCGAGACAGTATGTACTGGCAGGCGCTGCGCGGGCGACTCCTGACGCGCCCTTCATCCTATCCCGGCGTGTCGCTGATGGCGGTGACCGTTGAGACGGGCGGGAAGCTGGCGGCGCAGTCAGACCGTCGCGTAAACGTTGTGGCCACGCGGGCCTACGACTCAGGAACGGCCAGAACCATTTCGGGGGCGTTGCTGCATGTCGGGAACTCGCTGGGGCTGGAGATGGATGTAGACACCATCAACGCGCTGGAGTCCGCGTACTGGACGCCACGGGGCGAAAATTTCGATTTTGCTACCGGAGACAGTATCTCAGCACTGGAAATGCTGCAGAAGATAGCCAATGCCGGCAAGTCACGTTTTCTGCTGAGTGATGGCCTGGCGACGGTCAACCGTGAGGGGATTAAGCCCTGGACTGGCGTGATCACTCCGCATGAGATGGTGGAGGAGCTGCAGAGCGGATTTACCGTACCGTCCGACGATGATTTTGATGGTGTCGACGTGACGTACATCAACGGGACTACCTGGGCAGAGGAGAGCGTTAAATGCCGGACGCCGGACAATCCCACGCCGGTGAAAATCGAGAACTACAAACTTGATGGGGTACTGACTCAGGATCACGCCTACCAGATCGGTATGCGTCGCCTGATGAAATACCTGCAGCAGCGGGTGACGTTCCAGACCACTACCGAGCTGGACGCGCTGTGCTACAACCTGGGCGATCGCATCGTGCTCACAGATGATATTCCGGGTAACAACACGATTTCCTGTCTGGTGGAGGCGATGACAACGGCGGGTGGCGTGACAACGTTCACCGTCACGGAGCCGCTGGACTGGTCGTTTGAAAACCCCCGCGCGCTGATCCGCTATCAGGATGGCTCTGCATCCGGGCTGATGGTGGCGAGCAGGGTGGGCGATTTTCAGCTGTCAGTCCCGCACCTGAGCGAGTTTGATGACCCGATGAAGGTTGACCTGTCGTCGGCAACCATCGAGCCGATCCGCCTGGTGTTCTGCGGCTCAACGCGCCACGTCTACGACGCCATTGTAGAGGATATCGCGCCGCAGTCTGACGGAACCTGCCAGGTCACCGCAAAAGAATACCTCGAATCGTTCTATGCCTACGACGACGCCACATACCCCGGCGACGTCGCGTAATACCCCATAACAACCCCTAATTAACTCTTTTCGCTCAAACCCTCGTTTGAGCGAACGCCTTTTTTGGAGCAAAAAACATGGCCGAACTTAACCCGCCTTTGGGAACGACGACGCCTGAAATATTCCTGGATAACGTCAAGCGCGCTGACGAACTGGTGAACGGTCCGGCCGGAACGATTAACGATCGCGGCGGTGAACCACTCGATACCTGGCGCCAGATGATGGCGAAAAACGATGAGATCAGGCAGAACCTGATCCCTCTCAGTAAGCAATATATGACGCTGGAAGCGGCGCAGGCGGATATCGCGAATATTCCGGCAGGTTCAACAACCTATGTCCGCAGTCAGGACGGAAGCTCTCTGGCCGATGAGTATATCAACCTCGCTGGAACGCTGCAGCCAACCGGACGGCGGATGGTTCGTGACGACTACGCATACCAGGTATCGCCAGACAGCGTGACCCTGGCAGCATATGATCCGGAGACTTCCCGCGTGGCTCCATTTTTAAATACAAGCGGCAGATTAATTCAAATCGGTCCTGACGGAAAATATTACGAACTTTTAACCCAACAAGAATCAGAACTTTATGCGCTGGGCCGGGAGAGTTCTGTACCGCAGTTTATTGGCGGTGAACAAGTGTGGCGGATGACGGTTGATTCAACCACAAACCAGATCGTTGAAGCTTATACGGTTGGTGGGAAGCACTGGATTTACTCAGACGGTGGCCTGGTAGCTGTTAATAACGGAAATGGCGGTGGTGGTGGCGACGATGATGCCAACCAGCTCCCTGAGTATGGACTTCATTTGTCAGGGTCTACTGTGTACCCCTACTCAGAGACAGTGCCTGTATGTTTTATCTTTGTGACTGCTGGGCAATCCAACGCTCGAGGATATTGTCCTGACGCCGATCAAACCATTGTCGCAGCAACGCCGATATATCCTGATAACGCTTTCATGCTCAGCGGAGGGGTTAGGCGCACAGGGACACGCAGCACTACTCTGGTGCCGCTGGTTGAGGCTGTAAGCGGGACAGATAAAGAAACGGCCGCAAGCGGCCTCGCGAACACCTTCATTCGCGATATGGCTGCAGCTACCGGCGTCATGCCGCGCACGCTATCAATCGTCTGTGCTCAGTCTGGACAGGCTTACGAGTACCAGAAACGGGGAAACCAGGTTTATCAGTATCTGCTCGATTCAATCGAAGACTGCGTAACGGCCTGTAGAGCGCGTGGCTGGCTGCCGATTGTTCTCTGCGTTGACTGGATGCAGGGAGAGTCCGACGAGGACTGGTCAGGATTACGAGAAGGAATGTATGAATCACGGATGAGGCAGTACCAGAGACAAATCACCAGCGACATCATCGCAAGAACGGGTCAAAACGAACCGCCGATTATCGCCATTACCCAGCTGGGGTATGTCAATGATGGGCACACCGCATTTACAGGGCAATATGCGAGACTTTCTGCTACCAAATTGCATAATCATGGACAATTCAGATGCGTAAATACCCTGTACCAGTACGATTTTATTTCAGACGGTCTGCACCTGACATGCGCAGGACAGAACCGGCGCGGTGCTGCTGTAGCGAGAGCAATTATCCAGGAATGGTTTACCAGCGGCTGGTATGGGATGGTTCCGACCGGTTTCGTGTGGAACTCACCAACGCAGATACAAATCAATGTCCCAGCGTATACGAACCTGGTGCTGGACACGACTACGATCAACACCTCCGGTCTGGCCAATTACGGCTTTAGCTACACGGATGAGACTGGTGCTCCACCTGCTATATCGAGCATCGCGATTAGCTCTGACGGAAAGGGGGTATTGATTAACCTGGCGTCTGCTCCTACTGGCCGTTTTGGACGGGTTTCCTACGCAACCGTCGAAAATGCACTCCAGAGTGGGGCTACTGTGAAACCGTCTGGTAGGACCTTGGGCGCACGAGGGTGTGTAAGATCTTCTGCCGGAATCACGTGGGTATACGATACATCTGTAACCCTCTACGACTGGCTCCCCGCTTTTCGGATTAACGTTTTCTGAGGATAAAAAAATGAGACTGATTTACACACTAACTGGACTGAATAACCCCTTACTCCCTGTGTACTCACAAACAGCGGCAGAGAAAGCGATCTCAGAACTATCCCCATCAGTATGGACACCAGTGAAGACAGAGTTTCTAAAAATGGGGTCTGGTGCAAAAGTAGTAGCTATCTCTAACCGATTAGATGGCGGACTTTTCAAGTCACTGGAGACCCTCGAACCATCCACAAAGCTGAATGGTTCTGTTTTGCAGGGGCTTAATTTCTCCGGTGCATCCGGCATGGCTGGTGATACGGCGGTGGTTATGGACGCAAACAGCAATACTTTTGCATTCATCTATCAGCTGCCAGGTGGGGCGCTTCCGGCTACGCCACAGGACAGAGCGGTTATCGCAACCCAGGAAAGCACACCTCATGGCGTCGGCATTCGTACAACGTCAGCAGGTTCATTCCCGATTTTTCTGAATGGAGGGATCGAGGCCGATCTGGCATTTACTCCTAACAATATGGGGCAATCTTTATTCTGCGCTGTAGTTATGTGCTCTAACAAGGCTGCTGGATCCTATGCAATTGCATACCAGCGGTCAGATCAGTCTGCCGTGACCAGCCGACAAGTGACGGGCTATACAATCCCAGCGTATAGCCCGTCTCAAAAAATGAGTATTGGCGGAGCAGGCAATGGTTCAGTGTCTCCGTTAACATCCGTTTTGTCAGAATGTTTGGTTTTCCCCGGCAAATATGCATATGGGACCAGCGCTCTGGATGTCATCATGGCATATCTGATGGAGAGGATTGGAAAAATCACGGCCTAGAATTCTGCCGAATGCATCCGAGTCGGTCCGCAGCGATGGAGCAGAGGAGAGTCGGCGGACGCCGCCGGGTAATGACTGAAGAAGTGGTGGAGCGGTGCCGCCGAATGCTGGAGAACGGCGCTACCCGGCAACAGGTGGCTGATGTGACAGGCGTGGACGTGAAAACAATCTACAAGTACCTCCCGGCGACTTGAAGACAAAGATTTCACTACTTTTCCTGATATGTTACGTTTGGTTTAATCAATTCATTCAGCCTTGAAAACAGTTTGGTTTGTTCGTGAACGGTAAGAAAACAATAAGTTTTGAGCAATTTTTAACTATTAACAGCAATCTTGTTTCCATCTCAGATACATGGGCTGACTTGTGGGCGTTAATTTTTCACACGGGTTTAAGCGCTGGAAGGCTGCTGAGTATTCGATATGATGATATTGATGGTGACCTGATACTGATACGAAAACAGGGTCACCTGAAGGAGCTACGTGTTAAATCAACCCCTCCAGTGGACGCGATGATTGCTCGTAGAAGAGAACGCTATCCAGAAGATGTTTATTTATTTCAGAGTCATTCTAACCGTGTGAAGTACCATCGCCGGCCGGTCACTATAATTGCTTTCAACGCCGCTTTACGTCGCGCCGCTAGATCATTACCAGACGTTAACGTAAGCAGCAGTAGCGCGAGAAACATACCGGACTAACCGCCTGTCCAGTCGCGTGTGGCCGATGTGACAGGCGTGGGGGTGAAGACTATTTACAAATATTTGCCAGTACAATACGGCGATAAAAAATCCCCTTGAGCAGGCACACTCAAGGGGAAAATACTACATAACATCATTGCTGTGTGCGTCTTTGCGCTCATCTATCTTCCAAGAAGATGCCTAAAGCTTCCAGATATTTCTGGTCTGAGCAGTTAAAACATTGGGTCGGTAGCCGATGTAATAGGAGGGGGTGAAGACGATTTATAAATATTTTCCAGCCGGTTAAGTTTGCTCACCTGCGAACCGTATGCAAGAGATCGCAGGTGAGCAATTTGCTATGAAGGCATTGCCATAGCTGAAAAATTTTAACCTCGCATTGTTCGCAAAACCATCAAACAGCTAAGGCCTGAAAACACTTCAGACTAACCTTACTCGTTACATCAATGTGTTACGGCAATGACAAAAATTGATAGCCAGAACCTATATTGATCTGTCGCCCTGTTAAAACTACTGTATATAAAAACAGTGTGCGCCGGGAGACCGGTAGAGATCAAGGGGTGAAAGTCCCCGACCATTGAAGGACCAGCAATCCACAAGGTCCCCGAGTCATGCGTTGCATACCGCGAGGTATGGGGCGAAGCGTTGACAGGGGTGTTGACAGGCCAGCCATTGAGCCACGAAATCTATATTAAATTACCGGGTGCCGACGTTGTACTGTTAACGGAAGGCAACATCATAGGGTGCAATACTGCGAGTGCCACATGGACCCGGCGGGGTCTGAGACCCTGGCATGTCAATACGATCTCTACGCGGGAACCGGGAGATCTCCCCTCTGACCATCTGCCAGTGTCGGAGATGGCCCGCACCGGGAAGACGAGGAGTCATAGCCGGTGATGTACGGAGAGGAGAAGTCGGACTCGCTCATAGTAGCGGCGAAGCAGGCGAACAACCCGAAAGGAGCGGAGTCAGTGGAGCGAAGGAGCGGGGCCAAGGGGAACGCGGAACAGCCACACATGCGCCGGACACAGAGCCGGGAAAGCATGTCACAGAGGCTGTCACGCGTGCGGGAAGCTGCGAAGCAGCGGAAGAAAGAACGGTTTACAGCATTGTTCCACCTGCTGACAGTCGAAGCACTGGAAGCCGCATTCCTCTCCCTGAGCAGGAAAGCGGCCGCCGGAGTGGATGGCATCAGGTGGATGGACTACGCCGGAAACATGAAGAACAACATAACAGATCTGCACCGGAGGCTACATCAGGGCAGCTACAGGGCGCAGCCCGGCAGGCGTCACTACATCCCAAAAGCGGATGGAAAACAACGCCCGCTCGGCATCGCCTCGCTGGAGGACAAGATCGTCCAGTATGCGCTGGTGAAAATCCTGAACGCAGTCTATGAAAACGACTTTATGGGGTTCTCATACGGGTTCAGACCCGGGCGAAGCCAGCACGATGCACTGGACGCACTGGCCACAGGGCTGGTACGCACTAACGTAAACTGGGTACTGGATGCCGACATCAGTCAGTTCTTTGACAGGGTGAGCCACGAATGGCTGATCAGGTTCACAGAGCATCGGATCGGCGACCGGAGGGTAATCAGGCTCATACGTAAGTGGCTCACAGCCGGGACGTCGGAGGAGGGTCAATGGCGAGCAACGGAGGAAGGCACCCCACAGGGTGCGGTCATCTCACCGCTGCTGGCAAACATATACCTCCACTACGTCTTCGATCTGTGGGCGCATCAGTGGCGACGTCGCTATGCCACAGGCAATGTGGTAATGGTCAGATACGCCGATGACATCGTCATCGGGTTCGACAAACGATACGATGCCCGGCGCTTCCGTATAGCCATGCAGCGCAGACTGAGGGAGTTCGGACTCACGGTTCACCCGGAGAAAACCCGTCTGATGGAGTTCGGCCGCTTCGCTGCCGAAAACCGTGCCATCAGGGGAAAAGGCAAACCAGAAACGTTCAACTTCCTCGGGTTCACGCACATCAGCGGGAAAGATCGCAACGGCAGGTTCATGCTGATACGAAAGACCCGCCGGGATCGGATGACGGCAACTCTGAAAGCCATCAAAGACGGTCTGCGAAGGCGCTGGCAT